AGAGGAAGAGGAAGAGGAAGAGGAAGAGTCCATCCCAACCGGAGCTAGGGTCGCCCCTGTACCATCTGACGAAGAGGAAGAGGAGTACTTCCTTATCGAGGTAGAGGATGAAGACGGTAACGATATCTCCTATTACACCCAAAACGAAGAGAATGGCGATCTATATGCAGTGCTGTCCGATGAGGATATCGGCGCTAAGGTAGGAAAGATTGTGAACGGAGAACTAGAACTATTCTAGATCTCGAGTTAAATTATCAAGTAATATTATATAGCATGATTGAAAAGCTTTGTGCGCCAGCTCTATTATACGTAGCATTTTCTATTACCCAGATCATTATTGACATATTCAAGGGGATGTACAATACTGCGTTTTTTAAGTTCATAGTAATGAGCATTTTCACAGTTGTGTTGAACATTCTATGCAAGAGGGGGCTGGGTGTAGTGTCTTGGATGATCGTATTCGTACCGTTCATCATGATGACAGTAATAACAACTCTACTGTTGTTCGTATTCGGTCTTTCGCCTGCAAAAGGCGGTCTTGATTATACGGTGGATTATCCCGACAGTCAACAGAACGTAGTTGTAGTAACGGACTCGGGGGTCAATCAGCCGTACGAGTATGGTAAAGAGACTAGTACTGGTCAGTATAGCATTCCACCGACAGCTGACGAGGTGAATAACTATAACTAATTACATAAGTTAAGAAGGTTAAACCGATAATGTTGAACTTATGTAATATGTACGACTATGATGATGAGGAGGCGATGCATCCAGCTTTGCATGACCTGTTTTGTAGCATCGGAATGATCAGTTCTTTTGCTGTGACGTACTACATCTTTGGGTACGTGTATCCGATCCCACAGGTTATTGCAGACGCTGCATGGCAGGCGCATATCGCTGAGGCGAGATTAGCACCCTACTTGCGAAGAGCATATGGTGTTTTTGAGACTATGCGATGGCATATCTTTCCCGAGCCAGAGAGAAAAGAGGTTTGCTTGTACAAGGAAGGCAAAATGGTGGGAGAGTATACTATGCTTGATTCACGAAGAGCAGACTTGCCGGACCATGACGTTGCGATAAGGATATTAGTTGCAGAGGATGGTACGTCGGCAACCGAGGTGCAGCGACGCTTTTGTGACCTGTCGGACAACATCGGTATCAACTCTACGTATATACTGTCTGCTACGCTAGACGACGGTTCGTCAAAGACAGAGCTAGAGAGCATTTTTGGTAAAGTTGGGCTTGCGAAGGGCAGTAGGATACTGACACCTGGTCATTTAAAGCAGATGGGTCACAGATTACCTAGTGGTGAGAAGTATACCATTACTTTAATTGACAGTAACGTCAATATGACGGATCTTACAACAAATACAGATGTTGGCCGACATTACATCATGGGTGAGAAGGGGGTTACGCTTTCTGAAGTAGAACAAGAATGTGACGAGGGTAATAACGAGAAGAAGAATATAACTTCATGTATGAAAGTAAAAGACGACTAAACATTAAATTGAAAAGCATATAAAGAGAAAATTGCAACCCGAATACATAATGGGAGACCTTGTAGCAACACCCCAAATGGATTCTCAAGATAGTTCATCCGCTACACACAAATTGGCCCAGAAGTGGACTCTCTGGGCTCATTTACCACATGATGTTGATTGGTCTATTAAGAGCTATAAACGCATTCTCGAGTTCGATAACGTAGAGACTGCCATATCACTCACTGAGACGCTACCTGCTACTCTCGTCAAAAATTGTATGCTGTTCCTTATGAGGGATGGAGTTATGCCGACATGGGAACATAGCAGAAATTGCGAAGGAGGAAGCTTCTCTTATAAGGTGTCTAACAAACTAGTACCTAGTACATGGAGAAACCTCACTTACACTCTTGTTGGCGAAACACTAGCACTGAGTGAGTCGGTAATGACAAGTATTAACGGCATCACTATATCACCGAAGAAGAACTTCTGTGTTGTCAAGATCTGGACAGCGCACTCCCGAAACCAAGACCCTTCCACAATCGCATCCGTAGAACCTAGTATAAGTCCAGTCGGCTGCCTATTCAGGCGTCACAACCCCAAATAAATCACCACGGTCTCCCATTATCTCAATTCATTCATAGTAATAATTTAAAAACTTATCTCACACCAATTTTGTGTGAAATAAGTTTCTTTTTCGGCCTCCTATACTCTTGTATATGTCTCTGTCATTGTGAGATGAGGCATGAAAGGAATAGGTCCATCATTGAAATACTTGATAGTCATTCCGTCTCCGGTGGATGTTATAACACTAGTGATCTCATGTTCACGATCTGAGATGTGCCATGATCCGGTCGACAGAACAGACAATGAGTTCGGAGTGGCGTTCACCACACGTCCATGTGAGCTGCTTACCATCTGATCTGCGATGAAGCTCCTTGAGTTCCTGAAGACATTATCCCCGTGATTGGGCTTGTAGCTATATGTTTCATATCTCACACCTTGGTACATCAAATCGTTGGTTTTCTTATCGTAAGCCGAAGTATGTATCTCCAACTTGAGGGTATCATTTTCGTCAATGATGCGTGCACGCAACTTACAAGATAATCCGTTTGGATAAACACTGGTTGCGGAATATTCTCCTTTACCCATGTATTGACCAGGGACCAAGACGGCTTGTAGCTGAGAGGGTGCGACTGAAACGCCTTGGCGGGAGAAATGAGAGTACATCTTCATCGCGAAGACAACGACTACTACACTAGATAGCACAATTATCGTTTTCTGAAGATCGAACATGATGGATTTCTTCATTATGCTTAATAGTGACATTTAATTAGAGCTTGGTAAAGGAGCTAGACCTAGTTTTATCTCACCTAAAGACGCTACATTGTACTTGACGACGAGCGGGAGGTTGTTCTCCAGGTAAATCTCAATCTGGCTACATAGATTAGTACACTTAATGAAGTAGCCAAGGTTTTTCAGAGAAAACTCGCCCTGGATGATTTTGTTGGCTTCTTGTTTCTCAACATACTGCATGCTGCCATCAGACTCCGCACGCCTGATTTCGGCCTCTGCGAATCCTCCTCTGCACTTAAAAACAAGTTCGGCACCCTCTGCTGCGGCGATAGAACGGATTTCGATTTTGTCAGAGATACAAGATAAATCACGAATAATCTTTTGGAAATCAGCAGATGGTAGGTTTAATACCGACGAGAACTTCACGTCAGGAACAGCAAGTTCATCCATCTCTGGCTCGATTAAGCGCAGTTTCTGGACCTTCTCTTGTTTAATGTCTCCGTTTTCGAACTTCAAGCCGAGGAACTGGACAACGCCGTCAGTGTAGTCTGCCTCATCGATGTAGATTGTAAGAGTATCGTCAGTATCAATTGTGTTAATTAGCTTGTGCAGATGGAGCATATTGACACCAATAACAACCTTGTCCTGCTTACATTCGTAGAACTCGAAACGATCTGCATGAAGAGACAAGTGTGCCAAGATAGTGTGTGATTTGTCCATGTTAATGATCTTAATACCATCAGGGGTGAATACGATGTTTGTCTCGAGCAAGATATCTTTCAAGGCGGTCATAAGCGTTCTCATAGGAGCGATCTGTACGGTCTGAACAGTCAAAACATTGTTTGTATTGGCCATAACTATACATTCAAACGCACATCTACCTTTAAATGCTAACATTCATCAATTGATCACTACGCTTTTCCTATATTAGTCCGCACATCGTTTCGGAAGGCAACAACTGTTTTTATAGTCCTACCTAAAAAGGTCTAGAAAGATGGTTACTCCTAATTTTACTATGGAGAGTTTGCACGAAAAGATAGATGAACTTGCCGTTTTGTACAAAGATGATAGATATGTCTCGTCACGAATGGAACACTTCATAACTGTTCTGCTACCTGGTTTTCTAGAGCAGGCTAAACGGACCAACGAAGAGAGAGTCGAACGGAAAGGTAGGTTGTTGGAACACGAAGACAATTTCGTTACCAGTTTTCTCTCTAGAAACCAATACTACTACCTACCCAAACCAGAACAATTTGTTGTATATGATGGGTGTTCCTGGCAGGCATGTAGTGAAGATGATATTCAATACGGCATCCTTACTAGCATAACATCCTCAAGGAACCTGATACCGTGGAAACATAAGGTCAAGGTGAGTCTTGTCAAACAAATAAAGCAAAGATCTCCTTTAACACATCTTCCAGAATCTGACACTATACAGAGCGTACTTGGCGCACTATGCCCTCTGTTTTTCCCGACAAGAGGTTCAGCCAAACATTTTCTAACACTTGTTGGAGACTCTATCAAAGGGAGCAAATCATGCACTTACATCGCTCCTAGTTGCCTAAAAGAGTTAATTAGGGAGGTAGATCAAGCCTACTTCACCTATTTGGGATCGTCTACACTTCTCACCAATATGAAACTCAAGTTCCATGGACATGAATACAGCTCATGTCGCCTTGTCAGGGCTACATCCACAACAGATACGATAAGAGTTGACAACGAGCTATCCAAGATGATGCTTGATTTGTTATGCGTGGCAAATCACTACTCGAACAGGTACGAATCAGCAGACCACTTTGTCGAGAAGTGTAATGAACCTGCTCTCTCAGGACACGTATTATTCTTACGCGACAGAACTCCTGAAGTCCTAGTAAGCCAATTTATCGAAGAGGCGATACACTCTGCACAAGGAACTGCTATGAATAGCAAGAATATGATGTTTGTTTGGAAGAAGTACTTGGACGAGAAGGGTGTGCCGAACACTGTGTTTTATGATACTCTCTCTACGATATTGAAAGAGAAGTTAACCTTCAATGAGGAGGCTGACATGTATGAAGGCGTCACTAGTACATACCTTCCATTTGTGTCTGCATTCGTACAGTTTTGGGACCAGAACATGAAGGAGGATAGTGAAGCTCCGGAAATTGAAATAAGTGAAGTTATATCTCTCTTCGGTACCACTCAAAGTAAGATTGCCGGGAGACTAACAGATGATCTGGTGTTAGAGTTAATAGGACATACGTACCCCAATGTTTCGATAGAAGAAGGGCGTTTTATCTGCAACCACTCTTGTTTTTTATGGAACAAAAGACAGGATGTCCAGCATTTTCTAGCAGAGGTCGGCGTAGGAGGTGTTGATCTACCGCCGAACCTATATGAAGCATACAAGCTATATACCGAACGGGACACGAACATTCTGAATATGAGTAAAAATTGTTTTGATAGGATTTGCCGTGAAGAAATTGGGGCATTGGTTAACGAGCATGGAGAGATAGATAATTGCTATTGGACTCCTTGCTAATAGATCATATGTATTGAATGTCTAATACAAATGATGAAGTGTTGGTAACCTACGCCTATCTAACGTTTACCCTTTCCCTTTCCCTTCTTGGCGGTCTTTCCCTTCTTGGACTTCTTAACTTTCTTTCCCTTCGTACTGCGCATGCTCTTACGCATAAGCACGAATATACCCTTCTTTGGCTTGTAACCGGCCTTCTCAAGTCTGTTCTCGCGTTTGGCTGTTGCGTGCTTCTTCTTAGAGACAATTCTGCCATGCTTGTTCATGATAAGGTCTCCCTTCTTAAGTTCACCCTTGGTCTTGTACGCAGTTCCGTGATGAACCTGTGCACGGGATCCAATGAGCATCTGGTATGTCTTTCCACCAATGTGGTAGAGTCCGTCTGAGTGCTTCTGATGGCGCTTCATTATAACGATTAGAGAGAAAAAAAATGTGCTAAACTAGAACTTGTTTCTTGGAGGCCCACCAGATCCTAACGGAGCCCCATGTCGACTACCAAATGCGTTCAAATCGACCGTCTCAACTACACGATTAGTTCCTGTCCATCTTGCAATACGCACTGAAGTAGATAATTGACCCCACGATGTTAACATGAATGTAGGCTGGTTCATGTTCCCTCCGAACCCCCCACCAAGGCCTCCAGGATAAACAGGACACGGGCAATTCGAGGTTTTGGGGATCAAGTCTACCTCCATATGGGTATATAGGATTTTACCGCTCTCATACGTGTAAGCCAAATCGATGTCGTAGTTATCAACTACATTCGCTAACAACAATGGCTTCACTGACCTTATGAACAGGGAACCACTCACATTACTCTGCGTCGCGATGGACCCGATCGATAATTTGTTCGATGACCTTGGAACTGGGACAGCTAGCTCGAAATATTTCGAGTCTGCATTTGTTAGTATACTAATTGATGTGAGTGGTCCCTCTCCCACTGGTACCAGTATATCAGTCTTTGCAGTTCCGATGCTCTTAACAATCGGCTCTCCATCCCCAATGGTGAATGTCACAGAGTTATCAGGATAGAAGAACTCAACCGATGGCGTATTCCCACTCATCCAACCCAAAGTCCCACGATAGTTCTTGATCATTGAATCCGCATTACGGAACATATCGTTGAACGACGGAACAGTCGGTTCTTCAGGTGGCGACCAAAGCCGAACATTCGAGTTAATCGTAGTACACTCAGCGAACATCTCGGAAAAGTCGATTACCCCTTCGACTTTCCAGTTGGATATATCAGAAACGAAGCCGTCTGCGTTCATAAACATGCGCCTGAGTGTATTAGCGCTACTTGTATCTAGCTTTGAGAGATCACTCCTGAATCCGACTGCATTCTGGAACATCTCAGAGAAGTCTTCCACGTTTTGAGTCTGCCAGCATGGAAGTAGGTAAGCACCCTGGGCCGAACCGAGAGTGATGACAATGCTTTTATCGACGTCCAAAGAAACTGGACCAGAAGTGTCCGCAAACATCCTTCTCATCGTATTCACACTATATGTAGGTAGATTGACTTTCGTTACAGCTGATCCTTCAAACATGGAAGTCATTGTTACGGCTTCTGAAGTGTCTAAGTAGGTAGTCATCGTAGTCAATATCAGTTCAAAAGGAGAATCAGCATCGTTGGAATCCTCTGCCTGGAACGTCTCGACATCCTGACTAAATGACAATGTGCCTTTGAACATGCTAGTGAAGTTTCGTCCATCCGATGTGGATATGTAGAGTGGCCCTGGCCAGTTGAAGCTGCTGGCGTTCTCAAACAATGATGTAAAATCCGTGACTAGACTTGTGTCACCTATGGAGAAGGGCGCATACTCGCTAATGAATGAGTATGGATTGATACCGTTGTTAAATGAAGAAGCGTTTTTGAACATTCGTGTAACATGAGACCTTGGCCCGGATGACCATCCTTCACCTAGATAAGCATTGAACAATGTAGCGTCTTCGAACATCGACCTTAGATCAGTGCACATTCCCATATCCCAACTGCCGATACCCGAGTCAACCACACTTCTTGCGTTCTTGAAGCATCTTTGTGCATTAGTAACGCTGGACATGTCAAGACTAGACAATTCTACATCTAACGAAATGCAATCTTCAAACATACCGGATATGTTGTTAACGCTCCCGGTATTCCATCCATACGGGGGGACACCTCCGTTATTAAAGGCTTCCAGACCACGGAAAAGCTTCTCTGTCGTTTTCACATTGCTGAAGTCCCAGGACGACAAATCTTCGTTGAACTTATCATGACCCTTCTTCGCTGTATCAGACAATATGTTTCCGACGTCGAAACCTTGCTTCATTGATTTTAGCTCACTCGTGTTCCATCTCTTAATAGCTCTGCGGCGCCTTGTATCCGAGAAACTACCGACCGAGCTGGTGGTAGGGTTTACTCCATTAGGGAGTGTATTTACATCTCCAAAGTAATATCTTACAGCGTGTCTAAGATCCGAGTCTGATAGTGGTTTGTATACGTCTTCTTGTCGCGTAAATGGAGACCAGACTGCTATAAGTCTGTAATCACTATCTGATGAATCAGAGTTAGCAACAGTCGGGCCAAGGTATAGTTCATGATATCTCTCCGAATCATAGACATCGTTTCCAGGAGCTGTGATTCCAATCTGTATCTCCTTGAAAAATGTAGAATCTGTAGTATCATGATCAAATAGATACACTGATTCTGAAAGGATTGCCGAATTATCTGTCAAAAATGAGTCGAACGTGGCGAGCATCGTGTCCATAAGATAATTTGGGTGAAGTGCACCCAGAGTAATAGATGCATGCGCGTGGTTGTAACCAATTGCCATTGGTTGACTGTATGGGGTATTAGAGGTGTTTGAATCTTGGATAACGGCACGGCGACTGTTCTCTTCATCTTGATATTGCAATAGGGTAATGTCTGCAAAATACGGTTTCTCGCCGACTACATGTGCTTCCGTCATGACATCACCTATGTCAAAAGCAACTTGTCCGCTACCGTGTACAGTCTGCTCGAGTATTATCTTCCTATTAGATCCAGACCCCGTGACACCACTAGCAACGTTAACAATCTCTCCCACAGCAGGGTAACTAGCTATGCGAAGCAAATAGTTGAAGTACTTGAAATCAGGTGAAGTGTTGTTGAAATAACTACTCAATGACGTGAACGATGAACAGTCTTTAAACATGTCATTGACACTGGCATTCTGGTCTACTTTCCAGTGCCTGATGCCAGATTCTGTTTCTCTCAGCGCCAATGCACCATCAAAACACGAGTCAAACGTGACACCTGACTTTGTATTCCATCCCCATAGCGACTCGGCGTAAGATGCTGCCCCTTTGAATGTCCTTTCAAAAGAGACTACTGAGCTCGTATTCCACGAGTTAACTGATATGTTAAATGTTGCGGTGTTTGGTCTAGAGGCCACATTGAATGCGTCTGCCATGGATGTCACCATCTCGGTATTCCAATAACTGATGTTCGTTCGGCGCCCATAGTAAGACAGTTGGGAAGAATCGATTTGCTCAATATTCCAATTACCAATATTCTCTAATGAAGCTGTTCTATTATCGGTGAACAAGTTTACAGGATTGTTCGGGTTAACATCGAAGTAATTGTCGAGTCCGTCGTTGAGGTTGCTTGTAGATGTTGGTTTGAAATAAGCAGTTGGAACCATCAAAGCGGAAACCGTGCTTGAGAGTCCAATCTTTGAAAACAGAAACAGACCATAGTTAGTGTCCCCGAATTGCTCTCCCCCGATCAACGGAGCAGGAGGACTAGGTAGGGAGGAGAGACCTAGAGTAGACAGTGTCGGTAACACAAGAACGTTTGTGTTCATACCAAGAGGACTCCCGATGTCCTGTGGTTCATAACCTTTGTTTTCGATCTCGGTCTTGTACTGTGACGGAGTCGATTTATCTTGTTTAGTGCCATTATAGCACTGTAAGACCATAGTTGGGGTTAATTGCAAAAAATCTGCTGACACCAATGGTGGGTGTGTAATACTCGTGATGCTTGTACTGCCAGTAGATTCTGTCCTAAACGGCCATGGAAGCGGACTGTTTTTATATGCGGTTCCATAGATGCTGACCGTTAGATAGTGTGCTATGTCTGAATGAACCTTTTGTGCAGGAGAGATAGCTGCCCTTACAGTAAGGAAGAGGGGGTTGTTTGGTTTTCCAACCGGGATGAGCTGCGCAGTGAACGTATCCTGTACCCCGGTCGGAGGCGGGGCTGAGGCTGACTCTTTGGTAGACCGAAAATACCATTGGGGGCCGTGCTCAGGATTATTTTCATAGTAACAATTCCATTTGTTATACTTGTCTTGCTCCATAAATAACTTGCGAAGTGTCTCAACGCTTTGAGAGAAAGCCAAACCAGTACCATTCCCGCTCTCAATAGGTTTGCTAGTGATTAATGAGTCGGGTATACTTGTACCATTGTCTTGTGGTATAGGAACGATAGAATCACCTGAAGCATATACGGCGTAATGTTCATTGAGAGGCACTAAATCCCTTATAAGTATCATGTCAGGGTAATCTGTTGGACCTGTATTGAACAGCGGTGTGGCATTAGTATACGGTTCAAAAAGCGTGCTTCCTAGATCGATGTCTGACCCTCCGTCGTGATCAAATATCAGAGTAATTTCACTTTCGTTGTTCAATTGTTCGTGAGATACAGGTGAACCATTATTTCCAGCCGGGGCGGTTAACAAGTATGGATACGATGTACCAACATTAGAAGGTTCCGTAAGGAGAGTTTCTCCAGATGAGTTCAAACTATAATTGAAATCGATATCTCTCACACTTGATTCTGTGTCTGTCCCAGTGAACTCCCAATAAGGGCTGCCAGCGTTTGTGATACCTGGCTGGGTGTAGTGAGGGATTACGTATGGCCCCCATGCGGCTATTCCATTGCTAGCGACCCGGCTCATGCCCTTATTGGATATTATCAAGTTATATGAATCTGTGTTTGCACTTTGCATTAACTGCAAAATGTTACTGACACTAGATTTTTGAGAATTGGGCTCTACATGTTCGGGATCTGATCCGATGCCCTGGAACGAAGAAGGAGGCAAAACTTCCTGTGCGCTTTTGATAGCGATGAAGTATTCTCCACTTGCTTGATCCAACATACAACCCAGTAGGCAGTATTGCCAGTGAATGTGAGAATGGCTGTCCACACTCTCGCTGGTCGGTTTCAGAGCGAAGTTCCAATTGTTTCCGTAATATCCATCTTCACTTGATGAAGTTATATTAAATTGCGAGTCAGGCCCCCATGTTCCGAAACCACTGAACGTATTAAGAACTGGCACACCCATAACGTTTTCCAGATCATAGACGGGACTGTCGTCTGATTGATTTACATGTGACCACACACCCAATATGTCTTGAATCAGTCTTGCCATAGTGGGGTTGTATGACTCGAGCAGCCCAGTGCCGAAATTGACTTGAGAATCGGTTATACCTGCTTCGAAACCATTTATCGGATACCAACGCTTACCTTTGCTAATCGCATCTTTGACATATAAGATGTTCGTCATTACAGATTCGTTAGAAGTTTTCCTATGAGTAATAACGTTACGAGGTATTAACAGATATTGATTTGTTAATAACAATTGGTTACTAGTTACAGGTTAGTTTTAGGAGGCGCGACGTACCCGATATTTCTTACACGTGTGAGTGCGGCGTTGACAAATGTAGGGTCTGCTCCACCTTGTTCAGGAATAAGTTTTGCTCCGCCAGGAAGCGTAGCTACAGCATCCCCTTTAGCTGCTTTTTGTTTCAAAGCTAACATTCGTCCACCAGCACAGGTGTTTCTGTTCTGTGTTTTGTATGGCTTGTATGGAGTTTCATCAAGGTTAGTGGCACGAGAAGCCTGTGCTCTACCCATAGAGAATGTGCTGTTTCCTGTATTAGGGCTTTTCCAACCCATATATCCAAATGTGTATGTACTCATATCTATACATTCGGTTGAGACAAAAGTTCTGAGCAAAATTGAAACGATTTAGAGCTAAACCTTCCGTTGACATACACGAAAGAGATGGCAGAAAAGAAAACACTCGCAGCCAAATACCAGAAGAAATCTGATAGGGAGCATGTTCTTGACAACCCGGACACATATACAGGTGCAATGGAACACACTGAGTATGCAACCTATATCTACGACGACAAAACCGACACGATTGTAGCGAAGGAATTGGAGATTATCCCGGGACTTTACAAATTATTCGATGAAGGTGCTGTTAATTGTAGAGATCATCAGGTAAGGCAGTCGCAGGCGGCGGCCGCAGCGAAGCCAAACATCATGCCTGTTACTCGCATAGAGTTCAGCATTGAAGACGATGGGACCATCACGATGTTCAATGACGGCAATGGGATCGACATAGCTAAACATCCCGAACACGACATTTGGATTCCCGAGATGATTTTCGGACACCTGCGTACGTCTACTAACTATGACAAGACGCAGAAAAAAATTGTTGGAGGGAAAAACGGTTTTGGGTTTAAACTGGTCCTCATCTGGTCTACTTGGGGGAAAGTAGAGACAGTGGATCATGTGCGTGGTCTGAAATACATCCAAGAGTTCTCGGATAACCTTTCAGTCATCAATTCCCCTACTGTTACCAAATGTAGAGGAAAACCCTACACAAAAGTGACATTCAAGCCGGACTTTGCCAGACTGAAATTAGACGGTTTGTCCAAAGACATGTTGGCCCTCTTCAAACGCCGAGTCTACGACATCGCGGCCGTTACTGACAAGAAGGTTAAGGTCAAATACAACGACGAACTCCTCAACGTGAAGACCTTCCAGCAATACATCGACTTATACATAGGCAGTAAGGCTGATACGAAGAGGATACACGAGGAGGCAAACGAACGTTGGGAATATGCAGTGTGTATGGCGCCATCCGAAGAGTTCACACAGGTGTCGTTTGTCAATGGTATATTCACGTCCAAAGGCGGCAAGCATGTCGAATATCTTCTAGGCCAGATCGTACGCAAGTTGCAAGCTTATATATCAAAGAAGAAGAAGGTCGACGTGAAACCTAGTACTATCAAAGAGCAAATAATGCTGTTTGTTCGGTGTGATGTGGAGAATCCAACATTTGACAGTCAGACGAAAGACCATATGACCACACCTAGCAGCAAGTTTGGTTCTTCATGTGACGTTTCAGACAAGTTTATCGAGAAGGTCGCTAAGCTAGGCATCATGGATGCTGCCTGTGCTCTAACTGAGGTGAAAGAGAACAAGGAGGCAAAGAAGACTGACGGGTCTAAGACTAAGTCGGTAAGAGGCATTCACAAGCTAGTCGATGCAAACGATGCGGGAACAAAGAACAGTTCTAATTGCACGCTGTTGCTAGTGGAGGGAGATTCAGCTAAAGCCGGTGTGGTATCTGGGCTATCCAAGGACGATAGAAACACTATCGGCGTATACCCTCTTAGGGGTAAGCTTATGAACGTAAGGGGAGAATCACAGAAAAAGATCGGAACGAACAAAGAGATCAGCGAGCTCAAACAGATTCTTGGACTCGAAACTAGTAAGAAATACACACCAGAAACAGCCAGTGAGAAGCTAAGATATGGACGTGTGCTATTCCTCACCGACCAAGACTTGGACGGCACGCACATCAAGGGGTTGTGTATTAATCTGTTTGACGCGGAGTGGGAGACACTTCTTAGCATCCCAGGATTCATCGGATTCATGAATACGCCTATCTTGAAAGCTCGAAAAGGTACGTCCGAGATAGTCTTCTATAACGATGGTGAATACGACCAATGGAAGGATGAGAATGATACAAGAGGGTGGAAGATAAAGTACTACAAGGGTCTTGGTACGAGCACTGCCAAAGAGTTCAAAGAGTACTTTGCTCGCAAGAAAGTAGTTACATTCAACTGTTCGGGTCCCGACTGCAGAGACACTATTGACATGGTGTTCAACAAAAAGAGATCTTCAGACAGAAAGACATGGCTAGAAGGCTATAACCGTGACCTCTTCATGGACACCAGCAAGAAAGAGGTAACGTATCAGGAGTTTGTCGGAAGGGAGATGATTCATTTCTCGAAGTACGATTGTGACCGCTCTATCCCAAATCTGATGGATGGTTTAAAAACCAGTCAGAGGAAGATCCTCTATTCGGCGTTCAAAAGAAAGCTTACGTCTGAGATCAAGGTAGCCCAGTTCTCTGGCTATGTATCAGAACACAGCGGTTATCATCATGGCGAGCAAAGTCTAAATGGGGCAATCGTAAACATGGCCCAAGACTATGTCGGTTCTAACAATATCAATCTCTTCCAGCCAAATGGTCAGTTTGGAACCCGTCTACAAGGAGGTAGCGACTCGGCTAGCGAAAGATACATCTATACACAGCTAAATCAGCTCACACGCAAGCTCTTTCCGGAACAGGACGATACAGTATTGCGCTATCTTGATGACGATGGTACACCAGTAGAGCCGGTCTGGTACGCACCTGTTATCCCAATGATATTGATCAATGGAAGCAAGGGTATCGGCACGGGGTTCAGCACTGACATTCCATGCTTCAACCCCAAACAAGTCATGTCATACATGACTGCCAAGATAAAGGGTGAGTCAGTCAGCGGAATGGAGATCGAACCGTACTATGAAGGGTTCCGTGGCGAGATCACGAAGGTAGAAGATCAAAGGTACCTCATCAAGGGTGTACACGAGATACTTGATGACAAACATGTGAGAGTCACAGAACTGCCAGTCGGGACATGGACGGACGACTACAAAGCCTACCTAGAAAAGCTGATAGAAGGCGATGGAAAGAAAAAGAAGGGTGGTGGTGTAGTAAGAGATTACACAGACATGAGCACTGATCGAGTGATCGACATTATAGTGACTTTCGGTCCTAACCAGATCAAGAAATTGACCGCGTCTTCAGGAGATTACGGCTGCAATAGTCTCGAGAAACTATTGAAACTCTACACCACACAAACCACAACAAATATGCATATGTTTGATGAGGCAGAACAGTTGCGCAAATATGAGACACCAGAGAGCATCATTGACAATTTCGTGGCAGTGAGAAACAGTGTATATGTTTCCAGAAAAGCTGCTGTGTTAAAGGGTCTTGAACAAGAGGCCAAGAAGCTAAGTAATAAAGCCAGGTTCATAACCGAGAATCTCGATGGAACTATCGATCTCCGCCGGAAGAAAAATGCCCAGGTAGTTGCTCTTCTAGGGGAACGAGGATTCGACACAATCAATGATGACGAGTCTTATGGCTATCTGGTCAAAATGCCGATGAACTCAGTTACGGAAGAGAATGTCAGTCGATTGCTCGCAGAGAAGGCTCATGCGGTGAGTGCTGCTGATGTGTTGAGAGCAACATCCGAGATCGACTTATGGTTAGGAGAAATCAACGATGTTGAGAAGTCGTACGGTGAATATACGGAGATGCGTGCGAGACTAGACGCGGACGCTGCTCCGAAGAAAAGCTCCAAGAAGATCGGTAAGAAAAAGTTATCAGCAAAATAACTATGTTGTCTAAATAAACCCGCAAGTCAGGGTTAAAATAACCCATAATGGTCTTAATTAAAGCCAAAATTGAAACCATTTTTCTATACTGGATAGACTGCACATTTGCAAGGGATTATGAGATCTGTATCTCCAAAAACACACAACCACGAAAGACGACCATCGATGTTAATCGCTCAGGCGGAGCTCGATGCCACAGAAGCGGTCAGGGCGACTGAAAGAGACCCAATATACCGGTTCTGTCCGACTGATTGCTACGACTGTCTAGCAGTATCCGGGTTGTTGCTAACGATATTGGGCGTAGTAGGTTGTATCATGGCTTGGATCATAATGAGTATTATAGCCCTTGCGGATGTGACCAACTCCTCACTAAAAGACGAGTGTCACGATACAAATATATGGGTGGCATTGTGTGTATGCGTAGTCCTCACTGGGATAGGCTTGGTAACAAGTGGACGCTCTATAAACAAGGATGAGAGTTCCCAGATTATGGTAACTGGTGTTTGCACGTTAGCCATAAACATGGGATTATCAATATGGAAAGGAGTCGAACTGTTCTCACCCTGTCCAGAAGACAAACTGTCGGAGAATCCAGTCTACCACCTTCTGTTGGTATCTTTCATAGCCGACATGGTATGTTATTGTATTGTGTTCATCGCATTGGCTGCATTCTGCATATCTGCATCGAGCCATGTAAAAACAGAGCTAACAGCGGTGAACCTCGAGCGAAACGAGGTGGATCAGCGAGAAGAAGAATCAAAGATATCGTCAACATTTGACGAAGTATAAGTTGTAATGAAAAAGCATTTGCATTCCAGGTAGAAAATTGAAACAATACATGTTTTTTTTTGAAGTTCAAAGACGTCATGAACTATAGAAAGCAACTAAGGGAACAAGGATACGTCGTAGTGCCTGATGTACTGACAACAGCTGAAGTGTCAGAAGCAAAACGTGCGTTCTACGAATGGAAGTCATGTATAGCGGGGATGGACAAGATTCATAAGAAGTGCGATCCACATGGTATTTACAAACACCACGAAGTAGGGCACCAGCGACATGCTTGGTATGTCCGGACCCGACCTGGAGTGAGAGGCGTTTTTGAGCGTATATGGGGTACACGGAATCTAGCTGTATCGTTTGATGGATGCTGCTGGATTCCGAGTACCACCAAATCCATGAAGGATAACTTCTGGTGCCATAGCGATCAAGCTCCAACCCAAGATGGTACAATCTGTTATCAGGGTTTGGTGGGATTGACTTCAAACAAGTCCAAGACACTAGTTGTATGGCGAAAGACTCACCGGATTCATAAAGCATTCTTCAATGCGATTGGTAGAGGGAGGTCGTCAATCAAATGGCAGCGTATACCGAATGAATATGAAGAAAGACTTAAGCCGCTGAGAGTAGAAGTCGAAGTGCCTGAGGGGGCGATGGCCGTATGGGATTCTCGCACATTCCACCAGAATCAGTACGGGGATGACAGTAGTGAAGAGAGACTAGTGCAGTATGTTTGTATGATGCCAAAGACATGCAAGTCATATCTAAGCTCGCGAACAAAGCGCCTGAAGTACTTTAGAGAGAAAAGGACCACTTCACATTGGCCTTATCCCGTCAAGGTGAACGGTCTTCAGCCAAGAAATTATGGCGATCAATCGCTAGCGATCGATTATTCCGCCCTGCCGGAGCCACACCTATCTGATATGATGGATCTAATCAGACCAATGCTATAATTGTACACTATATCATTGGAGCGTACAATTCAATATTTTTTTAGAACCATTTTTTTAGAACCAACTGTTTGTCGTTGGTCTTAGACATCACAGGAGGCGCAATAGGAGTATACATTGTGCTTGCGTCTTGCTTGAACTTCATATATCCCTCCGCTTCTCCATATACTTGTCCCACTGCGTAACTGAGAACGAGATCGTTAAGTTTTGCGATCTGAGACCGTAGATCACTAGGCAGGTTCTGAGAGTATTGAAGGAAAATACTCCTCATTATAATGATCAGCTCGTCCTGGGACTGAGGAGCGATGATGTACTGTCCGTTTGACCTATTGTATACACCAGCGCGTATTCCGTTCTGGATAATGGATTGATTCTCTCCGCTAAAGAATGCATTTGAGAGAGTTGTATCGTACCAGTTGCCTGTCATAGCCCCACGGAAGTCAGTGGAACTATTAGCGGGGATCTTATCTTGCATAGCAAAAACAGTACTGATGTCAGGTGTCATTATTTGAACTCTTCCGTTTTCTTGCATGCTCATTATAATAAGAAGGTAGAAAATATTCTTTATCTAACATATAGCATGGGACCTTTCCAATCGATAACAGTAACCATAGCGGCCGTTATTTTGATTCTATGCCTCGTCTTGATCGGAGTAACACTCTATAACAATAAATACAACACTGAGTTCCCACCAGTGGTAGCGAACTGTCCCGACTGGTGGTTGGATAGATCGCAAGGCGATGGAAGCAACTGCAAGAACGTTAAGAAACTAGGATCTTGCAATCAGGACACAATGGACTTTTCCTCCTCGTTCTGGACAGGCAATGATGGGATGTGTCGAAAGTTCAGATGGGCGCGTGAGTGTAACCTTACTTGGGATGGTGTAACCAACGCAAGCGATCCATGCCCAGATAACTAAATACTATATGTAATTACTTTCTCTCTTACACATAGTGACTAATGACCGAAGACTTCTGGAAACACCTCAAAAGAATGCCGCACGACATAGTAGCATACTGCATATTTCCATTCCTTGGTCCTGAGACGCTAGTATGGACATCAAAAACGAACTATAATACCCACAACAATGTTATACGGTCTTTGATTTCCAACTCAGATTTCGAATCTTATATACGGATGTTGGTAAGGAAAGATTACAGCTTCGTATTCGAGCATGTTATAAGAGAGAACATCCAAAGATGGCTAAAAATGACTAGATATCGATACAACAACCAGCTGGCAGTCGATTACCTTCATTTCATATACTACTACGCTGGTGAACAGAGATCTAAGAAATGTGAGAAGCTAATCAACCATCTTGCGTGTGAGATGCTCGGGTCAAAATGGCATAAAAGAAATGGAGTTAGATCTATAAGAACCAAATGGAATGCTTAGACGCGTATTCTTCGACTCTCGAGAGACACATTCCTTTTGAGAAAATAAGAAAGGCATTGCAGGATTTCAAAGACAACAAACATGATCTTACACAGATGAGGGGGATATACGTGTATGGGGCTCCGGGAAGCGGGAAATCCAAGTTCGTGAAAGATACACTAGTATCGCTTGGGTATGACATCGTGAGGTACGATGCTGGTGATATAAGGAACAAAAGTATCATTGATACCATTACCCGTCACAATATGTCGGATAGGAACGTTCTCAGTCTACTCAAGCGTGAGTCTAAGCCGATTGCGATAGTTATGGACGAGATCGACGGGATGAATAATGGTGATAAAGGGGGGATAAACTCGCTTATTAAACTCATACGACCGAAAAAGACGAAGAAGCAGAAAACGGAAGAGTCGACAGGTACTCCAATCGTGTGCATAGGCAATTATCATGTTGATAAGAAGATCAAGGAATTAATGCGTGTCTGCGTACCTGTAGAGATAAGAACACCGACCAATAAGCAGACAAAGGAACTAGTTAGTCGACTTATGACGGATCTAGACGACGAAACATCCGATGCAGTTGTTAAACATGTTCAAGGAGACCTGAGGAAGTTGAGCTCTATGAAAGAAATGTATGACTCGCCTACGACGATTGTAAAGAAAGAGACTATGCGTCGGTTCTTGTTGCCTAAGTCGTATAATGAGGATACAAAGGATATAACTAGGAGACTGCTAAACAATGACGTATCTATAGACGAGCATCTGACATCGCTCAATGATACCGACAGAACAATTGTAGGCCTTCTATGGCACGAGAATGTCGTTGATTGCCTTACCAAGCTTCCTAAGTCAGATGCGTTCCCTGTGTATCTCGAAGCGCTCGACAATATCTGTTACGCCGACTACATAGACAGAGTCACTTTCCAGAAGCAGATATGGCAGTTCAACGAGATGAGTTCACTCATGAAGACGTTCAATAACAATAGACTATATCATGGATCGTTTAAGAAAAGACCCAAATACAATCCAAGTGAAGTGCGATTCACTAAGGTTTTAACCAAGTATAGCACCGAATACAATAACTCTGTCTTTGTACAAGGTGTCTGTCAGAAGCTGAATATGGACAGGAAAGACGCTTTTTCATTCTTCCTTGACATGCGCAATAAGCATTCGGATGAGAGCATATACAAGATGTTCGAGACATATGACATCAACAAGTTAGACATTAATAGAATATACAGGTATTTGGACAAGTACACCAGAAAAGACTGTGACATTGACGATTGATTAATGTTTTGATACACACTAATCAATTGATGATTTATAATTTATGATTGGCTCACCACTCTTCCTGGAAGTCCTCCTCCGTTGTCTGATGCTGGACCGGCGGGGTGCGTGGATTGTTCTTCATGAACTCGCGATATGCGTCAATACTGAAGACGCCGTCGGGGAAACTGGCAGCTTTACGCGCTCGCCACCAACTAGCCAAATGAGGGTTCAATGTTGCTTTGTGATGACGGGACCACTCTTCGGGTGTATCATAGAAGAGCATCAACGGCTCTTTGTTCACAGGATCCCTCGTCTCTCTGATGCACCCGTTCGCATCATGAAAACCAGTGCAGTCCATAGTCTTGTATAACTGCATCTCGTAGTACGATCCTTGGTTGCAAGGGTAAGATTGGCCTGTCTGTGCGTTTACACAACGGCCACCGATGCGGGTAGGATAGTATCGTTTCCGTCTCATTCTGGTTTTCTTCTCATTATGATCATCGTCGTAGTTCTGGGCATAAGTGTCGTCTTCTTTCTTTCTGCTAGGCATGGTGGTCGATTACTGTATACATACATGCAGGGGTACGCTTTAAACTGTTCTCTTTATTTGTTTTGGCCATTATTAGAGGATACCATTACGTTCTCGTTACTCACATCTCGGCCCGTTATCGCTCTAAGTATCGTTAATTCGTTATTTGCTTCATGCAAGCGTCTCGTAATTTCTCCAATAATATCGTGTTGTCTCTGCAATAAGCCGACGATCTGTTGTGGTGTCATTAGTTGGGGAGGACCAGGTCCCTGCTGTATCATTATACTACCTTGTGCCCTGTAATAATTGGCCATAGCTTCTGCGTCTTTTCTTCGCTTTTCTTCGATCTGAATTATCTGCTTCAGGACGTCCGGTTTCATGTCGGGTCTTCCTGGTTCATATACGTCAAGTAATCCTTCGATGTCTTCCATATAAAACTTCCTCATATCAGCTTCCTTCACGAACTCCTCGACAGTTTTTTCGGACTCCTTCACAAATGCAGTATTTGGGTTTTCAAGGAGTTTCCGTTTGTCAAATGTGTTATGCTCGTGCGAAAACACGAGGATGCACTTGAGCGGGTCTAGTTGCACGAACGGGACAGTGTAGCCTTTTAAGAAAGCTCTCTCCTCTGCGAGAGCTGCTGTGTCTTCATACTGGGTCTGGTTAAGAAGCTCTCTACGAAAGGCGAATGTTCCAGCAGTTGCATGATTAGGACCATACGGACCAAATTGGTATAGTTTCTTTATATGCTTGAAATAAATGTAAATCTCACTTGAGCCTGCACACATCGCTTCTGGATTTGATTTCAACTTATCTACGGCATGAGACACACGCTCTGGTGGATAGTAATCATCGTCGTCCATATAAACAATTATATCTCCCTTGGACTTCTTGTGCATGAGGTTTCTTTTCTCCCCGAGCGGCATCTTTTCTGGGTAATAAAAGTACTTTACAGAGGGATGTCCTCTAACTAGATCTTCGATCCTATCAGTACCGTCGTCCACAATGATCCACTCCATTCTCTCTTTGGGATAATCTTGATGGTCAAAACACTTAATCATCCTATCGATGAAAGGACGCCTGTTGAACGTAGGCGTGCATACGCTAACAAACGGATAATTGGAATCCGGAGACTCGCATTTAGGCTTTTTCTTCGAGTTCTTCTTTTTTGTCATATAAGCAAAAAAAGAGATACACCTTTACACCCTTTGATCTAAATTAGCTTTTTCGAGACATCTCATAAAGTGCTTTGAGCACGAGGACTACCCAGGCGATGGTCATTCCTGTAGATATGGTTGAGTCCAAGTGGGCTGCCGCTGCTGAAACAACGAAGGACGCAAATACGAACCCTAGGAAGCCACCGTTGCACTTAATGATCTGTCCTATTTTTTGTCGGTCCATCACAAGTGGCGCTATTAGGAAAATGACGAGCAACTGAATCATCATTGATATAGAGTTACCGAGTGGCATAAGCCACGTTGCCCAGAATGGAAGGAATGCATTCAACGCGCTCCATATCAAACCATCCCCTTCATCATCAAATACTCCAAAGAAAAACGAACTGAAGTACACCAAAACTCCCATTAGCTGAATAAGAGGGTAGAAGAACATTCCGATTATCATCATCACTGCCTCGGGGACTACGTCGGCTACGCCTTCCAGAACTCCCAACAGCTTAAGTATCTGCTCTCGGTTCCACTTAAAAGTGTGTGCGGTCGAATCAGCGATCCAATTCTTATAACCAGCCCACGATAGTCCTTTGTGATCCCCTTTCTTCATAGAGTACGGCCATCCGCATGCCCGCCCATCGAAACCTAGCAGTGCCGCAAGGTTTATCTCCGGTGCCTTTATTTCACCCCCAAATATATCGCCGCCGCAAGTGCCTGCCGCTACGGCACCACCTCTTTGTCCTCTTCTGCCGCCTCCACCCATTTTTTTCTCACACCAATAATCTTCTAGTGCGGTCGGAAACAAGACGTGTTTTCTTTTGTTTCGCACAATGTAAATGAAGTTGGCTCCGAGTATGGCTAAAACCATAGTCAGCACCGCGCCGCCAATGACGCTGCTTAGGAAGCCAGAAACGTTATTATTCGAGCCACTACTATCAGTCGTATTAGTTTGCTTCTCTTCGTTCTTGCTGTCTAGCGCTTGTGTATCGGGATCAGACATGTCTATATAATAACCAGATTAAATAGTCTGTGCACTTTGTATAGCGTTACATGAAAGCGATCGAACTAGTACTATATATGCTCGCTGGCCTACTGTTAGTTCTTTCATTATATTCTCAGATATCCGATTCTTCGAAACAATGTCAAGAGAGAAATGTCTACTACCCAGGCTCTTTGTTCCGTGTCCGGGAAGGCATGAAATCGTCAATGCCCACTACAGTGACATATCCTGGTGCGTATCCACAAATACATCCTCCGACGAATTACGCCGTTATAGAACAGCAGGACATTGAACTCAAAAATGAGGAAGTCTCAGCTTATATTCAAAGCGAGGCGAGTGGGTTAAATACACACGAATGCCGTTCTACACTGTCAGGTCTGTTCCAAGACTGTGGACCAAATCCACATAACGCCTGCTCTATAAGTCCATCGCTAAATGCTTAGTTAATCATTCAATTGATCATAAGAAAACGAGGCAAATAGACACTTTCTTCTTCTCTCATACAACATATTACAAGAGATACCTCGTGGTACAAACTATACATCATAATACAACTTGTATGAATGATATGCCACCCAACATCCAAATGTCAACAATATTAACGCTGTTTCAACAAGTACGCTCATTTTCTTACAATACTGGAAACAGACCCGCAAATATTTGTTTCAATTTTTTTGACACATTTAAATGATTACATAGAATACTTTCGATCCAATCATTTACCTTGCGAACTCTAATGCGGCCATACCCGACTCGAACTTCAATACATTGAATCGCTCTTCCATAACAATCAGATTAAATGTGTACTCGTAGATACCCCATGCAGGCTTTATGGTACCGATAACTACCCCATCTGGGCCACAGATCGTCGAGAACTCAGCTTGTGTATCGAGGATCGGAGTAGTAGTCGATACCTCAAACTCAACCGTGGTGAATGGACTCATGTTCATGGCTCCACTAGGCTGAAAATCTGTAGGCGTCGTATTTAATGAGAAGTTGTAGCAGTAGAGTCCGTCTTGTCCATTACCGCTTGTTCTGACATACTTCTCCACGTATCCAAGGACACCTGCGTCCTGTTGATTCTCCCGGTATTTACCATCCAAAAGGAGGGCCCATGATGTCATTATCGACTCTACATTCAACGGGCTCGCGGTTCCAGTGTACATTATTCCGGTATGGGAGTTGTCGACATTGTACATCGGGTAGAATGTCCGGGCGACTCCTTGAGAATCAGAACATGTATATGGTTCTACCGTGTCTAACATGGGGACACGAACCCCTGCAGGTTTAACCCCCGCATATGCCCAATTGGTGTAGTTGGACCATTCATTCCTTTCAAACGCATCCGATCTCTGGAAGAACCACATGTAGGACGAGACCATCCCAATACTCTTGAGATCGACTCTTTGGGACCCAACCACATTCTGATATTCGGTTGTATAGACCTCTTTAATCAAATACTGCTGAGGCTGGGATGCGAATACGCGTATTTCGTCATCGCTGAGAAAGCAATACGTAGATAAGAGATGGATATCCGAGTCCCAGTTCGTTCTCCGATCCTCGTATGCAGTATTTGTACGTACGTCAACAACTGGAGGTGATTGAAGGAACTTATAGAATGCGTATGTACTACTTGTGGGGTCAGTGGATTCATAGTAGCCATACGGCTCAAACTCCTCTGTACCACCTGCAATATGTCTAACTCTATATAGTTCCTGTACAGGACGAATGACAACTTCTATAGTAAGCTCAGCATATTGAAGAGAGATCAATGGGAAAGCCATCTTAGCGGCTAGCGTGAACCAAATGTTAAGCGGTATGTATAGTGTTCTTCCACGAATAGACGGTTCAGCACCTGCCGTGTTGAAGTCGGGATTTGAGCCGACCAGGGCATTTGGATAAACGTTTGTTCTGCCTTGAGCATTGGCTGGGTCATTGAGGTCTGCGACATTGCCAGTCATCTTGTAATAGAGTTGTTTCTTGGCTTCATCGAAATCCCTCTCGACCATATTCATCAAGTATTGGCCCGACAATGTCTGAATCAGCTGACCTCCTACCCTGAAATTGACATGTTCTATCATCTGGGAGCCAATGTTGTCAATCCAGCGAAACTCGAATGGCTGCCATGTTTTGGATGGGCTGTTTTCAACAGCATCGCATAGGGGTGGCACGACTGGGCTCCAAATGTTAGGCAAATTGACAACTAAGTATGTATCCATTAGCAGATCAGCATAACGCGGAACCTTGAAATCGAATACAGACCTCTCCGTCATACGTAAAGTTCTCTGTCCATTGAAATCTATACGAAACTTTTGCATGCCGAAATTACTGTACTTCGCATATGTAGTCTTGAAGAACGTCTTTTGCGGGTTACCATTTAATATCACGTTTTGAGCGCCGTACGCAACTAAATTGAGCAGTCCTCCTGGCATCTATATAGAGATGCCAAGATTATTTAACCTATTTGGTCACCAAATATAATAGCTCCGTATAATAATGGAGATAACTCCCGATATGGCAATTGAAGCACTCGAACAATCAAAGATAACAGGTTACATTGTCCTAGGTTTAGCTGCTATCCTTCTGATAGGTGGCGCTTTCTGGGTATGGAACAAGACCACACTTGATAATCAGAACTGTAAAAACATGAATGAGCTATATGCTGACTTCCCAAGCCTAAGCAGTATTAACCCTGATAATGCAGACTACCAACACAGTCTTCGCGACTATTATATCAAAACAGCATACAACGCTTGTTCTGCAGGTCAGTTCAAGAATGACTTCGTCAATGTCTGTGCTCTTAAAAACAATATCCGACAAGGCGCAAGATGTCTTGATTTCGAAGTCTACTCTGTCGACAATAAACCTGTTATTGCTACGAGCTCAGTTAATGACTTCACAGTGAAGGAAACATTCAACTCAGTCAACTTCCCTGACGCACTAACAGTAATCAGAGATTATGCTTTTGCAGGCGGCACATGTCCTAACCCTAATGATCCCCTTATTATTCACCTAAGGATAATGAGCAATAATACTCCTATCTATAAGGACATTGCCGACCAACTAGAAAGCGAGTTGGGAACAAGACTCCTTGGTCCGGCGTACAGCTATGAAAATCAGGGCAAGAACTTGGGAAAAGAGCAAATCCGCAATCTTATGGGTAAAGTGATCATATCAGTTGATAAATCTAACCCCATATTCGAAAATACGAAGCTAGACGAATATGTCAACATCGCAAGTAACTCTATCTTCATGAGAGCACTTCGGTACTCCGACGGTGTAAGATATACACCAGATATAAATGAACTGATTGAGTACAATAAGAAAAATATGTCTATCTGTTTACCAGATATCTCTCCTACTGACTTCAATTATCAACCATCAACGGCAATGCAGTGTGGAGTACAGATGGTGGCGATGAGCATGCAAAACTTCGATGCTAATCTAGAGTATTACGACGTATTCTTTGACAAAGTTGGATCTGCATTTGTTCTGAAGCCGGCCGCGCTAAGATATATTCCAGTTACGATACCGGCACCAACTCCCGCACCAGAGTCCAACTCGTACAAGGAACGAAAAACTGCTACAGACTTCTATAGCTTCTCAATGTAAGCGCGTATATAATGTCATGCATATATATACGCACAATGTCTTGTATAACAAAGGCTATGACACTCGAGGAAAAAGAACTCGCGATTCTTCGCGCTGCTGTCGATAAAGCAGAAGCGAAAGCCGGCAGAAAGATTACACACGCAGAAGAAACCAAGAAAATGATCGCAATAGTCGAGAACTTCCTCATTAGAAGAAAGCTTGTCTGTTATGGTGGAACTGCCATAAACAATATATTACCTGTCCAGGATCAGTTCTACAACAAAGATATTGAGATCCCCGACTATGATTTCTTCAGTCCTGACGCCCTCAAAGACGCCAAGGACTTAGCAGACATTTACGCCGATCAAGGCTATAGCGATGTGGAAGCTAAAGCAGGCGTTCATATTGGTACGTTCAAGGTGTTCGTCAATTTCATCCCGGTCGCAGACATCACCGAGATGCCGAAGGAGCTATTCAAGTCCGTCCAAGCTGAAGCTCACAAAAGAGCTGGCATATTATACGCTCCTCCTGATTACCTGCGAATGGCTATGTATCTCGAACTATCTAGACCTGATGGAGATGTAAGCAGATGGGAGAAAGTCTTGAAACGACTTACGCTTCTGAATAAACACTTTCCAATGAAGAATCCACGCTGCGACCATGTAGACTTCGTTCGCAGCTTTCAAGGCACAGAGCAGGACGCAAGAGACATATATAACGTGACGAAGGACTCTATTATCGATCAAGGTCTTGTTTTCTTTGGCGGATACGCGGGTCATCTATATAGCAGGTATATGAAAGGCAAGGAGAGTAAGCGTCTCAATCGTTCGGTTCCGGACTTCGATGTATTAGCTGAAGACCCTGAACGTGCTGCGGTTATTATCAAAGAAAGACTGCTTGACGAAGGTTTCCAGACAGTCAAGGTATACAAGCATAAGGGTTTTGGTGAAATAATCGCACCACATTATGAAGTCGCTGTTGGAAAAGACACTGTCGCATTCATCTACGAGCCGCTCGCATGTCACAGCTATAACGTGATCCGAGCTGGTGGTAAGAAAGTCAAGGTTGCTACAATTGATACCATGCTGAGCTTCTACCTTGCATTCACGTTCGCAGACAAACCGTATTACGATAAGGAACGCATCCTATGTATGTCACAATATTTGTTCTCTGTTCAGGCTCGCAATCGGTTAGAGCAAAAAGGAGTACTGAGAAGGTTCAGTGTTACATGCTATGGCAAACAGGATACACTCGAGGACATTCGAGGAGAAAAAGCTGAGCTGTTTAAAAAGCTATCGAAGAATCGTGGTAGCCTGGAATGGGACAAAGTGTTCTTGAGATACAGTCCTTCTCAAGACAGAGAGAAAAAGGAGAAAGAAAAAGAAAAGAAGAAGAAAGCAAGAAGACAAAATCGCACAAAGAACGAAAAGAAAAAGAAGAAGCGACAGACAAAGAAGAAGGGTCTCTTCGGGTTTTAACTTAGGTGATAATTCCAATACTGTATCAACTAAGCTGGATCATGATATCTATTTATTGACTTATATATATATACAAATGGACTCTGTTATGTGTTTGTTTTTAGCCTCTCTGCTATTGCTAGTAATTCTTTTTCCAAGAAGGGAAGCCTTCTCGTCAGCGAAAGAACAGTGTATAGATCAGGGAAACGGCAAATCATGGTGTTCAGACGTCGGAGAGACACAAGCAAGCGGCTGTAGCTGCTCAGGAGGGATGGTAGCATATAATAGATATGGAAGATGCTACTGTACGAGCAATTTAAACCAATCAGATAATGCCTTCACTGCACAAGGTGCGTCTGGGGCGGAGCAGAGTGAAGCGCCCGCGTCACCTACGGCACCATATGCTGATAACTTGCAGCAGGCTATCAGTGACAGGTCCGGAGAAGGTCCCGTCCCAAGCTCATCAAACATGTCTTCAATGCTTTCACGAGGTTCGATGCCATCAAGGCGTTAACTACGCTAGACTTCTTTGCGAGATTAACAATGACGAACGCTGTCATGAACACTACATAGACGAAGCGGAACCATATGTGTTCTCTTACGCCCCAGTCGTCCCTCCATGAGCATATTCCTGGTTGCCGCTTCATTAACAGGTTGCTTATAGACGACACGCCTTCAAGGATCCGGGAGTGTGGATTCTCCTCACCACATGTTGAAAATACCGTGCTCAACTGGTTAATGCCGAGAATATCAACGACAATAGTTGGTCTAAGATTATCTTCAAACATGTAAGGAACTATGCCATCAACATATTTGTTATCTAGGCAGCCACTGCCGTCTGTCAGCAATGGGATGTATGTAGATCTATTTAAAGTCTCTAATACTTGTTCGGCGCTTTCAAACGAACTCTGTACGGTAAACTCGTAACTATCGATGTCGTTGTAGCTGATGAAGACTCTATCATTCATTTCTGCCACATCTGTCGCAGCGAACGTGTCTTGTAAGGCATTGACGTACAACAATGAATATCCACTCAAGTCACCTGTGTTTCTGAAAGCAGCTCTCATATCACCAAATAACTTTTCGACGCACGCAAAACGTCTTGCGAACATGCAGATAGCCACTAATGCCCCTGCACTAACACCGCTTATCCTGACGACTTTCGTCTTCCCTTGCCTTTCAAGTTCAACGAGAAACATCCCTACACCTATGGTGATGTATCCATTGAATGCACCTCCTCCAAGGATCACATCGATCTCGTCCGGAATAGACTCATTGGGAATGTTTTTTGCCAATGATTCTATGTACTGAGCTAAAATATCAATTGCGGGCATCTCTACTGCCATCTGTAGAGAGAATATGATGAAGTATATAACATAATTTCTCTCTAAAAGACACAACTATGTCCAGAATTAGCTGGGACGAATACTTCAAAGAGTTGTGTTTGGTGACAGCAAAGCGGTCTCCATGTAAAAGACTTCACGTAGGGTGTATACTGGTCAATGATAATCGCATTATCTCCCAGGGGTATAATGGATATCTACCGGGATTTCCTCATGAGCAGATCATGAGGGAAGGTCATGAAGTCGCAACTGTTCACGCAGAACAGAATGCAATAACAGACTGTGCGAAGAGAGGTGTGTCTTGTAACGGCTCAACTGCCTACATATCACATTTTCCGTGTCTGAACTGTATGAAACTGCTATGCGCTAGCGGTGTAGCCGAGGTGAAATACATAGAAGACTACAATAACGACGAGATTGTGCACCAAATGAGCCGTCTAGGAGGTGTAGCGTTGTCCAAGTTAGACACTCAACTGTTGGACAATCTTGTGTGAACCAAATATGATCGCACCGAATATAACACTATTCACCACATAACCGGATAGATTCAAGTTTCCGTTTGTACCATAACACATAGGAAATGTCTTTAGAAACGTACGTCTTACAACAGGTAACTGATACATGAAATATAGTGCAGCGATCATAACAGGTATTCCTAGTTCTGCTGCTAGACGATCGATCGTTGACTCGGCTTCTTGTTTCTTAGCATTCTGCCTTATTATCTCTTCACTTGTCTGATGTTCCGTGATGTAATCAGATGTGGTACTTGTAGGTACAAAATTAGGTTTGACAGACTCGTCTCTGGTGACAGATGTTTGGTCTAACGGAACATCCCTGTGCTGCAACGATAGAGCACCACTAGCGCTAGCTTTTTGTATGCCACTAACGAACTCATTCATATCCATTCCTTCATTCTCCTGTGGTTTGGCGGCTGCGAGATCGGCGTCTCTTTGCCTTTTTACATCTTCAACTTTGCTTTCAACAACTACATTCTCAGTCGTTTGGAGCACGACGTTTTCATCGCCCATCCCTACAGGTAAGTCGTCTATACTAGTTGCTCCTCCAGACATAGTTTATTATAAAGGATCAAACAATAATAAACGATGTTACGCATACCCTACTGTTTTCTCTGGACAGGCGAGGGTCTTAGCCTTAAACTTGACACAGGTATCTCCATGAGCATAAACATTCTCCTCTACATCCTGCAAACCAGGACTAACGAAATTAAAACATCCTAACTCAGAACAGGTCTTTCGGAAGAGACTAGCCAGTCCGAGCCCAAGGATTATAGATACGACTACTCTCCCAAAGTCTGTCTTTATCATGTTCTGCAAGTTTCGGATCATTGGTCTTATAGTATATCCTCAAATTATTATTGTATCGGTATTCGCTTACCACCTTCTTTTGGGCACTCTACTGGCTTCGGTTCGTATGCGTAGCACAGGCCTGCCTTATCCGCGTACACCACCTGCCCTGCGTTCTCTGGTGTGGGGTATACAGGAACTGTCTCTCGCGGTGGATTTGATATCCATACAAACAACAATCCTACCACGAATGCTGCCGCCATAATTCTAAAATCAATCATAGAAACTAGACCTGCCATGTTGTATTACAGTGATATTATTCCTGATTTGCTATGACAACTGGATCTTCTGTTAGTTGGTACGCCAGATCTTTGTATGTGAAAGGTGCCTGAATGAGATAGCTTATGCCGTCCTCGCAAGGGACAGGATTCCCGTCGAAGCATTCCACGCCAGTATATGCATATGTGTTTTCCATCAACTGTTTGGCTAGAGGCTTCAAGTCACCGTTATAAACCTCAATCATGTCGTTAATTTTGTCTTGTTGATTCGTATCACTGAACTCCTTAGCAAACGCTTTAAGACGCTGTTTTTCTACAAACATACTTATCTTGTTCTCTGAGATGGTTTTATCGAACTCGCTCCTAGTTATGATTTTGAGAGCGTCGGCCTCGACCGATTCTCTAAGGGACAGATCGTCCTTGAGTTTCTCACGCAGCTTATGAAACTTTGTTAATGCTTCGTCCTCCCCTATGTATCCAAAAAGTAGATTCAGTTTGGTGCGTATGATGTCGCTTTTGGTTGTTTCTTCATCTCCTTTCAAGTAGGAAAGTGTTGTCAACACGTTCTCATAACCTCCTTTGTTGATCTCGATATTCAGATTACATGGTTCACTCGCATTACCACATTGTGCTTTGAGGTTGTCAGCTGTGACCGAGAATACCATGCCCCCTTGCTTACCACAGTTAAGACACTTCGAACGAAGCTGGGCCATCTTTTGTCTCTTCTGAATAGCCGTGAGTGTACGGTCTCTGCGGATAGCTCGCTTCTTATCTGCGATATCCTTCTCATACGATGATTTAAGTTTGTAGAACTTATCCATAGCGTCGACTACTGAGTCATCCATAACGTATAGATTATCTACATATTATTCCTCAAAGCAGATAGCTCAGAATGGTTCGACCACACCGGTAGATCGGTGATCATACTTGACTTTTTATCCTTAGTGACAGCAATTTGTTGTAGTTTAGAAACGATGTATTCCTGCTTTTCCTTCGCTCGTCTAGCAAGCTCGGCAGGAGTTGGTTTTCCTTTATACTTCGTGACTAAAAACCCGCCTATAACCAGAATAAGTAATACGGTCATGCTAAAATTGAACAGCAAGCTCGTGTGACTGTCTTTGAAACGCCTGCACTCCTTGAGTGTTTGGCCGAGGAAGTAGGAGACTCCTGGTTCGGTTAGAGTTGGCTTCTCCATTGCTTGTTACTAATGCAAAGGATTATTACGAAATAAATTGTACCCATTAAGTATATAGCAATGGGAGGCACATCAAGCGTAGGTAACTCATACGGTCTGTTCATGCTGATCACCGTAATCTACATAATTCTCGATTACACTACTATGTCCAAGCGAACCGAAGATCCTAAGTCTAAGATGAAACAAGGTCTAACGTACGCATTGATATATTGTAGCACATTGATCGTAATGGAACTATTCGTCAATCTTAGCCTAACTTCGGAAGTATGTGGAAGTGCACAATGGGGATCGGCTGTATTTGCCACAATATTTCCATGGGGTCTAATATTCGGCTCAGTAATGTTACTTCTCAATATGTTTCCTGGATGGCTAGCACCATTTTCTAACACATTCGGCTACTTAGTTGCCGTGTTAGGAGGAGTGGACAGTGTTGTAGCGGATATTCTGTTACCGAGACCTCATGATAGTTCCAAAGGTGCAAACTCTGCTACCCAGGCGGCACTGGCTCACATATATGGCAACAAGAGCCTGATGATAAACGAGATAACATCTAGTTCATTCAACTCGTTCTGGATCGGGATGAAATCATTAATGAAGCAAGACGCATTCGAGAGCGTAAGATTAAAGGACGAACTTTACAGATTGGTCGTTATGAAAGAATCAGCAGCGAAGTTCCTTTGGTATGTTTTAGCAGGAGGACTCGTGACATCGGTATCATTCAACTATGTCGTAAACTCTGCATGTTCGATGTCTATCGACGAGATGGAAGAGAGACATAAAGAATATGAAGAAACGATTGCTAAACAGCATAGCGATGCGGGAGAGGAGCAACCGAGAGTCTACTCCACAACAGAGTAATATGTTTAATCATACAGTCATTAATGCCTATATGATTTTGGAAGTGTCTTAGGTGGCAATCAGAATTGCATTCGCGGGATAGAGACGTAGTAAAGGACCGAGAAATAAGACATTATGGCTACAACGATTGCAACAAGCCATGCTGGTAGGACGGTTTTCTTTTGATACCCAACCCCGAAATGTCGTAATGACCCGTCGTCTTCATACATGAACTTGGGTTGAGCGATTACAATCAAGCTGTACGCTATTGCGAAAATTAGAATTGCCGCACTGGTTATGTGCCTACGAATGAAGTTTCGATCCATTGCTAACTATAGACTCGTGCGATAAAATATTTAAGTTTCCTTCTCAACGCTCTTAACTATCGATCTTGTCAATAACATCCTTTGTTAGTACGGTCTCTCTTGCCAGTCCATCTAGAACCTTCTTCCTTTCTTTATTACCGAGATCAGAGTTTGTCTTAGCAGCAAGGGTGACATACTTGTCTTGCAGTGTTTCAGACTTTGACCAATCCGGGTGCGCATCAGAGAACTCGGATGGCCACTGACGGCGGATGCCGTGTTGTGCTGACTCGAGGACCTTAGCACCGGAGTCTGGTTCCCATCCATTATCTTTATCGTTGATATACCATTCCGACTTCTCGGCATCGGTGCAGTGGAATGGACGGTCAGTGATGGTAAGAGGTTGAAGGTTCTTAAGAACAACATTTCTTATGGCCTCAGGCCTGGATTCATCTAAATCTGCCAATGTAAGTTGCAGGTTTCTGGCGAAATCCTGAATGCACATCGCCTCACCACACTTCTCGTTAAGAAACAGATTGACGTTGTATATTTTCTGATTGTTAATGGTGTTATGCGAACCACTTCCTGATATATGGCTTGTGTTACTTCCCAGAGCGTTCGCAGTAGCTATACTAAGCTGACTAAGTGCTTTGACTGCATCTGCGATGCCTTTCAGTGTTTCAGCAGTTGAAGACTGCTCTGGTTGGTGTTCTACCACCACATTGGTTTCATGTTTCCAGTCACATTTATGTTTATGACGATAATAGCCACTATGATACTTGTAGGTTCTACCACATTCACAAGTATATACATTCGTTGCTAGAGGTGTAGTGGTCGTGCAACTTTTTGCAACTAAGTCTGTATCATTATGTACCATTTGTGTACCATTGTGTTTTCTCGTCTCAAGATGTTTCTTCCACGAAGATTTTCGTGACGTAGAATAGTCACAATTCTCACAGTAAAATGATTGTGCAACTTTTTTGCAACTTTTTGCAACTAAATCTGTATCATTATGTACCATTAAATGATACATAGAAAAGTTGCTAAAGCCAATGACGCGTAATTTGTAGTACCCTTTTTTCAGTCCTACATAACCTCCCTACATAAAATATTGGTGTAACTAGAGGTAATCTACTACAAGCGTCATGATAAACATGGTTTTTTTTTCGTGTTTTCATTCTCGATTTATAAAGAGGAAAATAGACCATCAAAAACTGTCTCAGAGAAACAAAGATGGAAATGTCTTCAAAAAGATAAGTTTATCATGACGCTGTAGAGAGAAGTAGAAAATACAGGCAATATATGTCACTACACCATGGTATAGGTACGTTTTTTAAAGTTGAAGAAGAAGATATTTAGCATTAGATCTGCTTTACATCATCGAGTGTTAATCTATTCCCATTAAGAATGCGCCTGATCCAGCCAGCGCTAATCCTACACACTGTCTATACGAAAGTCGTTCACCATGGAAGTGCCATGACAGAGCCAGAACTGGTACAATGGCTAGACCATACATTACTTGCTGGCCGACTGATCCACCCTTATTAATCGCCATCGCATGAATAGGATTTGTCATGATCGCGAAAACTAATGTCGCAGCAATCACCTTATAATTGAGCGAGCTCTCGAGAGTTTTGGCAGATTTGATGTTATTAGCCCGCCACAAATAGATAGTATATTGATCATCACAACAAACTGTCTGTATAACACCTAATATTCGTCTTCTTCCATTTCACCATATCCATCATTGTCTTCGCCTATGTGCGTCATGTCGAACTCTTCGCGTTCTATGTCTTGGGCGTTTCGCTGGTTGGCTTCCATATCCATGACGAATACGTCCATTAGCGCATCCGTGACACCGTCACCTGTCCCAAGACGCATCTCGTTAGCAGTCCTCTCTTCGATTGCTTCGCGTTCAGCATCATATGTATCTCCTTCATAGACGCGGAATCCTTTCTGTTGACCTACGGCCCAGACGCCAAGTTTGTGATTGCGAAACTCCTTGTCGATATCACGCTGATCGTCTGTCATTGCCGTCAGTCTGGCTACAATGCCGTCTTTTTCTTTCTCTTTGGCACGAGTGACACGTTCTTTCAATGACTCGTAGTCGTGATCAATGTTAGATCTTTCGCCACAAACGATGCTCATATACGCTGTTATGATGTTTGCGATCTTACCGGCAGTTTCCTTTTTGTCGCCGGTCATCACCTCTTGCAGAGCCATGTCTCCTAATACCGCTACGTCGACCTGCTCCAAAGGTCTTAGCATTGGGTTGGATGGGCGCTCAGGAACCTCGGCGTAGAGTTCATCTCTATCGACTAGCTTGGCGAGCTCTACTAGAACCGATAGGATGTAGAAACGCATCAATAGTCCGATTAGTCGCTTATCGAATATCGATTCAACCATCTCACCATCTTCCTGACGTGGTGCAAGATACATCGTATCCCATGCTAGCCGCTCGAGGTCAAGAGACTCCGCCTGGAACAACTTCATCGCCTCAGTTATTCTCGCGTCACCGTAGAACGTAGAGAGAGGAGAGTAGTGTTTTTTGACAAACTCCTGGATATCGTATGCATGCCTTTCACTTAGCTTCCAGTGACGAGGGATAGGTATCTCGTTGTAATTGACGGAGTCTATTATGATGTTAGGGAACACTCTGGTCATTTGTTGAATAGCATTATGTGCGTAATCTACTGTGCGGAATACGGAAGTCTCTGTATTCTTTCTATCTTCGCGGATGGTGGGAATGCTCTCCAGACAGGTAATAAAGTCATTAAGATTAGATGAAGATGAGTTTCGACGGACGAAATCGGTTAAAACTGCTTCCATCTGTGGGATAGATGTACCAAGGTAGTTCTTGAAGTCTCTTACGGTATCGCTGTCTGATTCAGCGGGACCATCCCTAGCACCGTATCGATCAAGCACTGCGATCATCTTCTCTCTGAAGACGAGAGGCACTACCTGACTGTCTGTGTCTTCTAGATGCGAAAGATGACTCCGTAGTCTTTGGATGTTACTGTAGACTGCAACACCTAAGTCGATATTGACAATATTGTTACGGTTCACAATTGACATGAGTCTGGCTAGGGCTTCATTATTATAGTTTCTTCCATCCCTCTTCAACTTCGCGATGTGCTCTGCGATAGAGGCTTTCACGTCGAAGTCATCCGGTTTGTCCATACAAACTGCCCTTAGTTCTTCACTCAAGGGTATGTCACTGTTGTATTTGCAGTATACGATAAACGCTCTGTAGATCGTTTCTTCGTCGAACTCAGGAGAAAGTGCAGGATAGCGAGTACTTGTGTTGTCTGGATCAAACAAAATCGGTGCCCTAGAAAGACTAGCTAGACCATCAAGTGTCTTTCTGATGTCGAGGACAGTATTGTTGTCAGAGATGATCGATGGGTCCTTAGATGCAAAGAAATCGAACGTATTATCCGATTGGCTATTACAGCAGGCGTTCTCTAGGAAAGGGTCCTTAGCTGCGTTACTAAGTACAGCCTGATTGTCGATAATGTCCTTATGTAGTACCTTTTGGATACCTTCCTGTATAGCGAGAGACGTGTAAATGATCTTAGATCTGAGTGCATCTATCTTGAGGAACTGATCAGAAGACCCCTTACTGACATCCTGTTTGAGTTGTTCTCTGAACTCTTGTGGGATTTTCTCTACTGCTCCTACCTTGACAGGCCTTAGGGGTGGAAGGAAATTAATCCAGCTAGCGATAGACAGTTCCTCTGGGATCTCTACATTGCCTACTGTATCGTCATACTCTGTTCTTTCTCGGACTCTTTCTCTCATCATGTCGCCAGTTAGAATGAGTTTATCGATGTACGTCTCTATCTTAGACATCATTTTCTGTGGTGTTAGTTTCTTGACAGAGTCCCATGGTTCAATGGAGCTTTTGATTCCGTTTGCGACACAAACGATGTACTCAAGTCCCGACTTATCGGCTGTTCCCTTGCTGGGATAACCGGCGAATGATCTTACACATCCGGGGAATGTTTTCCTCGTTCTGAGAGGAGGAACACTCGTTTGGATGCCAATCAGAAGGAATGCGATGGTCATTAGAATTAACGTTTGGTTATATACTGTCTCATATGGATCAGGCTTTTTCTTTTTCCGGCTTGCGGCAGCAGCGGCTTCATAGTCTGCTTTGGCGGGCATGCTTTTTGCGAGCAATTTACTTGTCTCCGACATAACAAACTCCTGGAGTGATTCAGTATCTAAACCCATGTACTTCGAGATAGCGTTCATCACTCTGAATATTCTCTCTGCTTCCATTGTTCCAAACGAAGTAGGGGCAGATCCTTTTTGTTGAGCCGCAGCTACAGATACATCTGCAGCCAGAACGTCACGGGTTCTCATTGCGAAGCCTTCTTCTGTGAAACCTTCCTCTGTGCTGAAATCGATTGTCGTTATCACCCAGCTGGAGTACCTATCAATGATGGCCTCACCGTCTCCACTCTCGTCACCCTGATCACTGATGATTCTCGCCATAGTCGCCATGTAGTTCTCACCACGAACAAACGCGTCTGCAAGTTTGGCAACGAACGTTGGTAAAATCTTGACTCCACTGGAGATGCAATATAGCCACCATATATCTTCTCCTTGGTCATTAGCAGGCCTTGTGAACATAGCTACGAACTTTGTTATATCATTCTGCCTCTTTACAAAATCACCTTGAGAGAGAATAGTACTTATCAATGGGCCATTAGGGGATTCCTCAACAAGAACCTCTTTTGCTGACTGTCCAATTGAATACTTCAGTATGTCATACTTCATGAAGGCCTGCTTCTGAAGAGCTAGGAGAGCAGGTAATCTATCACGAGCATTCTCGGCCTCGGATTTGATCTTCTTGAAAATGGCATCTGCGTTTTTCTGGAGACGTTTGTCGAACTCATCGGCCATGTCTTTGATCGTATCTTTCTGCATCTCCATCATTGCAACAGGTAATGACTCACATTTGTCATCTACGGTTATGCACTCGGGCTCTAGATCACAATACATCTTTGATGTGTCACCCGACTTGTCTGCAGCTGACTCGTCTTGAAGCCATTCATTGTCTTTTCGTTGAAAGTACGAGTACACACTCGAACCATCGTCCTCCTTTTTAACAAGTACCGCGATGTCGCCATCTCTCACTGGACGTTTGCCTAATAGTAGGGCTTCTGCTTCCCTGTCTGCGGCTTCCGGTGTCATACCAGTATTCTCTATCAGCTTTACCTTGAGGATATCTCTCTTGGAAGCGTCGGTTTCTTGAATATCTACATCTACTTGATAGTCGCGAATGACATCATAAAACGTCTTGTCGAACTCAAGGTCAAAGTAGATTGTTTTTCCATTATCCTCAATAAGAAGTTCAGGAGATGTGTACTTCTTGGCAAGGGTTTTAGATTCGCACTTGGTGTTTGTTAGCTTAGATTCGACTACTTTTGTCTCGCGTTCTAGCCACCCTTCTGTGTCGGCAAGCGCAGCCATGCCATCCTGAATCATTAGCTCGCTTCCAAGCAACCCGATCATGGAGTTATAAAACCTACTGTAATCCACAGAGCCCATAACTTTCAACAACTCTCCGTTAGACATTTCATCTAGTGGCAGGCTTGTCAGATCATATGCCTCTATTATGTCCTCTTGTGCTTTACTGCTGTAGCCACCCATAGTGTTGTCTAACAATGTTGGGTGTCGGCGCTTCTTTTCATTGCTCGAGATGAGTATGTCGTACTCCTTCTTGGAGGTAGCATAGTCTCTCCTGAAGTCACTGATCTTCTCAGTAACGAACTCTACCATATCGTAATATTGCATGAACGACAGATCCCTGTGATAAACCATAAATGGTTCGAGATAAGAGACGATTTCGTAGAGGGACAGTCTACCCTTGATGTTGCTCTTCACGAGATCGAATAAAACTCTTGTCTTCGGGATAGATGCCTTGAGGTATTCATCGTACGATATGTCTTTGTCTGGTAACCTCGAGTATTCAGTTATCGCAGCGAGGTAGGTTGCTGCCTCGAAACCAATATCACCTTTCGCGCTCTCGACGACTTTTCGTCGGACAGACGTGCCTTTATTAAGAAGACGCCAATAAGGCATGAAATTAGAAGCCAAGTTCGATCTGGTCATAATGTCAGTTGCCGGAAGGTTTACTCGTGAGAATGTAACGGCTGATTTCGGGAGTGTAAGAAACGACTTTATTACTACAGAATCTGGTCGTGTAACTTCTTTCACATTTACGATCATGTCTCCGCCTTTCACTCTGTGGGCTTCAAGTGTGTTTTCACCAAGGTTATATCGTTGAATCAAGAATCGCTTGCGTTTGATCTGTTCGTTTTTGGCCACAGATGAGTAGAAGTCTTCTAGCATGTCAACAACACCGTTCAAGTTTGTACCAACATCCTGCCTTGTAAGATCTGAAGAGAGAGGTGAAGGGTTTTCAAACGGTGTCCAATACTCTTTCAATGACCTCAATAGGTAGTTATACCCATTTTCTCCATCAGGGACTCTTCCCGAGTTAAAAGCATTGATACTTTCGTCTTCTCCTACTCTTTCAGTGGCTAGAGAGGTAGTGACAATGTCATCGAACATTTCAGCCTCATCAGTGTTCACGTCGAAGAGTTTCTTTTTGTTACGGACAACAGGGACGATCCAATACAACTTTTGTTTTAACTCTTTGAGAGCACCAACCAAAGGCTTGTAGTCTGCGCCTTGTGATTCAGGCATAGAAGCGTTGCCGTTTTCGTCGAACGTGGAGAAGTCAGTTCGTAACTGTTTGAATCTTTCAATCATTCTGTGGATATTATTGAGAACGCTGGTGGTTCTTTGGTTGTTGGGTATGTCAGATAGCATTTCGGCTAGAAGATCATTTGTCTGTTTATCGATGCCATATCTTCTCTCCTCAGCAGGAACCTCAACTAGCCGTTCAAGAGTTTTTTCTTCAGTACCAAACTGGATCTGATCAGCGGCGAACATGATGTTTTTGACTCTCTCTTTGAAGTCAGGTTCAATCTCGTCCTCTGGAGACTGAAGTTCGTTTTGTTCAATATCGTCTGGCAGACTGTCATCACCCGTAACCTCGACAGGTTCTTTCTCTACAAGTGATTCCGGTGTATCCCTGAGGACAAACTTATCGATAGGTATATCCTTAGGAATACCCTTATATGCGAAGTCGATGTATATGACGTTTCCATCTGTCAATGTCACCTCTATCTGGTCTTCATCTAGAGATGTTACTTTGCCAGTGAAAGTTGTAGGCAGATCTCCGCCGAAATGAATATCAATCCATTGATCAGGTACAAGGCTGTTCTGCTTTGCATAACCTTTCTCATCTGCTCTGCTCAGAATAGAGATGCCTGTAATGGATTCGTTGAGTAGAGAACCATCTTCGTTGATGTCCAACGTTAAAGGAACACCGTCTGCACCGAGAAGATCAATACCGTTCGAGTCAATATACTGGATTAGATATTGCTTACCGTTCGTGTTCTCGTCGGACGGTGATACTAGTTCGACTATATCACCTAGCTGAAGTTTAACTGTATCTGCTGGGGCACTAGCCATTGTTTTATAATTAAGGCAGATATTTATCTGCATTATGTGTGGGATTAAATGTTACGAAAAGAGTTAAAGGATTCAGTTGTAGTCATAATACGCTAACATGTCAGAGACTCAGCAAGCACGCAGATACGACCTTAACACATTGGGCGGCCAGTCCATCGAAACCATCTTATCCGGATGTGTCGATGCGATGCCAGCTGCCCTTAGCCACAAGAGGTGGCGATGGAAGGACAAAAGTTATGATGTTTTCCGCTACAAGAAGGACTCTCTGACAGCCCAGGATAGTCCTCCTGATCTAGGGAAGTTTCGTTCCGCTATTTTTAAAGACGGCAAATTAGTATGTTTTGCACCACCTAAATCTGAACCGTATGATGCGTTGTGCAGCAATTCCATGGTATACGAAGACTTCATCGATGGTACCATGGTGAACCTATTCTGGTCTGGCGATTGCTGGGAGATGGCTACCAGGAGTACTGTGGGCGCCAATGTAGGCTTTTTCACCAAGACAGGCAAGGCTAAGGCAGCAGGCACAACTTTTAGAGACATGTTTCTCGATGCGGTGCAGTATGGAGAAAAGCAAGATAGTATAGGCTCAGGAAGTGACTTTTTTGGAAGTCTGGAAAGCGTAGATAAGAACACCGTGCTGTCGTTTGTAGTTCAACATCCATCGCATCGGATTGTTGCGCCAGTAGAATCGCCATCGATCTACCTGGTAGATGCATACCACATTGAAGCAAACAAGGCTCATGTGATCGATAGGGTAGACGTTTTATCAAAACTACCATCGTTCGTTAAAGCTCCGTTTGTCCACGAGAATATGGATCTTGAACGTTGGAAGGCGTTGAACCGGGTCAACTATCATGTGATGGGGTTGATTGTCAGAGACTCCACTGGTGCAAGATCTAAGATTAGGAACTCAGAGTACGAAAGGGTCCGTCGACTGCGTGGTAATCAACCAAAGCTGCAATATCGCTATCTAGTGCTTAGGAAAGAGCGTCAAGTGAGCGAGTACTTGAGGTTCTTTCCTGAGGATAAAGAACTGTTTAAGGGTTATCGCGATATGGTGCACGATTTCACTAGTAGTCTTTTCGCTAGTTATAAAGAATGTTATGTTCTCAAGAAAGCTGCTCTCGGTACGTTCCCCGACGAGTTCAGAACGAACATGTTCAAGCTCCACCAGAACTACATAGATGTATTGCGGCCTAACCAGAAGTATGTTACGTATGGCGAAGTAATTAGATACGTGAACGAGATGCCTCCTCAGATCCTGATGCATGCTATTAACTTACCGTATCATCGCGCGCGGCATATGACTAGCAAGAAGAGTGAAGATGCTGATGGTACATCATCAGAACAATCAGGCGACGCATCGTGTGACTAGAGAGTTTATAGATAAAGAAAAATGATTAAGATTCTTTATCTAAATACACGGTTTATTCGGTCTTGAAGTCTTGAGCGATCACTTCGAATACCTTGTTCATGTCGTTGAGTGCCCCGTTGATCATGTCGATTACATCGGCCTTTTCTGTTGGTTTGATGAATCCTAGTCTTAGAATGCTTTCGTCGATATGCGGGTGTGCCTTTCGGAATCCACAGAACTCAAGTAATTTGCTTCCACCTTTGCCTTCGAAGTATTTTGTATACATGAAGTACTCCAGAGCTTTGCCAATTGTATAACCTCCTTCCATGGTAATGTCAAACCCATTGCTAAGTGCCGACGCGCTTTTTTCTACCATAGAGTGATTGCTTCGGATCTGGGTCTTAAGAAGGGCGATCTTTTGAGTCATTATGTCGCACGCCCTAAACATAAGCTCCATGTTGCTGAACTGACCGATCGTCTCTATCAAGAAGTCGAATGAGTCTGGAAGAGTGAACGTCTGTCCTTTAAGCAAAAGCCAATCTTTCTTCTTGAACTCGATTTCGGCTTCTTCTAGGCCCTCGCTCTTTAGGCCGGCTTCAATCTTGCGCAGTTCTTCAGCGACCTGAATAGGGTCAGGAGTGTTGCCATATGTGCAAGCGGATGCGACGTTAAATCCACCATCTTCTGCCGCCGTCCCAATATCAAGTCGTGCAGTGAACTTAAGAGACTCGCCAGGCAGTTCACTTGATAGTTGGGGTCTAAGGCGAACGACATCAATATAGTCTTGCGTTATAGGGTCCGGAGGGAATATTTTTTTAGTTTCGGAGTCCGACAAGAACTTTCCAGTTGACAGATCTCTGATGCGGAAGTCCGCCGTGGTGACATAGTCAATTACGGCGCCGTCATTAGTTTTATCGAGGACGACCTCGTAATTTTCGATGGGTGTAGCAACATCCGAGATGTGTATCGGTATACAACTAAGCCTTTGCTTGATGAGTTCATTGTTCATACGTGTGGTGTTAACCCCAATATCGACTTTATTCTCTTCGTATGGAGTCGTGCGAAAGACGACACACGGGATATCTGACACGATAATTCTTCGCAAGGCGTTAGCCAGACTAACATTTACACCTGATAGGCGGAACTTGAGCTGGCCATCTTCTTCGGATAATTCGGAGATACGGGGGTCCATCGTGATATGTACTAGACAAAGAAAAACAATCTCTATTTCGATTTTCTGCCCAATTAGTTTAAAGTCTGCAGTCATTTTCCTTGTATAGGGCAAATGAGTACGATACTGTATTACAGCAACTTCTGTGAGAACTGCAAGTCTATCCTTGCTGATATAGCCAAGAGTCCTATCAAGGATGATATGCACTTTATCTGTATTGACAAAAGAACTAGAGGAGAGAATGGTGCGACGTATGTAGTACTTGAGACAGGTCAGAAAGTGCTACTACCACCCACAGTGACCAAAGTTCCGGCCTTGTTACTTTTGAACCGTGGTCATCAAGTAATATTTGGTGATGAGATTAAGAACCATGTAATGCCTAAGATTGACGCACAGAGGGCTCATGCGGTCCATGATAGTGGTGAGCCATCAGCGTTTGCTTTAGGAGGAGGTGGTGGATTCGGAGTAGCATCGGATAACTATAGTTTTCTAGATCAGAGTGCAGACGAATTAGCAGCGAAGGGTGAAGGAGGAATGAGACAGCAGCACCATTACGCCGGCGTGTCATACAATGACAATATTGAGACACCACCTGACAATTATTCAGCAGATACGATAGGTTCTGTTTCGATGGATCAACTTCAGCAACAGCGATCCGCTGATATTTCTAGCCAAAAAAGATAACACCTGAAAACGTTTAAAAGATAAGGGACAGTTCCATTAATAACGTATGTCAGCCACAGTTGTATCAGCATTTAATACTCACTTTAAGGAGTTTGTACAAGCAATCCAACATGTGTTTCCGGATGATGTTGAAATAGAGGCGGCCAAGAACGCTTTGGAGAGGTTGAGGAAAGCGAATCCTAGCATGATTGTCAAGGGATTCAAGACCTATGTAACGAATCCTTACGGTGCACAAATTGAAAATGGTGACATTGATTTCTTCATTAACAAGGATTATGGCAAAGATGTCCCGTCCTCTGTTATTCTCGAGAAGATCAACTCCCTTCGCGTCCCCATCTCGCAGATGGAACCCAATGAGCTAGAGAACGTAGCTAAGTATTTGAAGCAGTTGAAGACTATATGTGACTTATACGATTGATAATCTCATGGCTTAAAAAAATATCATTAGTCTCCCTATTATGGAATCAGAGAAAGAGACTCATGATACTAGTTCTAGTCCTCCTTCTGGGGAGAGCGAACAAAAGATGCAGAGCCTAACAAAGGTCTTGAAAGATCTAGTGCGTGACTTATTGACGACGTATCCAGAGCTTGGTGATTCACTACACGATGACCTAAGAAGTCTTCACGGCGATGAGTCAGAATGTCAGGAGGCAGTAAATCGCCTTACTATTCACTTCAAGACAGTGTTTCCAGAGAGATTCTTCGATATCCTCTACGAGAATGAAGAAATATTTTTGGAGGAGTCTGATGTGAACACTGAGTTCCTACCAGGTGTTGATTATAAGACTCTCTGGGCGGCAAACATCTCTGATGCGACAAGAAAAACTTTGTGGAAATATTTGCAATTGATCTTGTTCGCGACAGTGTCTGACGTATCTTCGGGTGAGTCTTTCGGTGACACGGCTAAATTGTTCGAAGCTATTAATGAGAAAGAGTTCAAGAGCAAACTGGAGGAGACGATGAGCAGCATGCAGGATGTGTTTTCATCTCAAGCAGATGGCGAGGAAGCGAGTAGCAGCATGGGTGGCATGGGTGGCATACCAAACGCAGAGGCCATTCACGAGCACGTCGCGGGTATGATGGGAGGCAAACTGGGGACCCTAGCCCAAGAGATCGCGGAGGAAACCGCGAATGATCTCCAACTAGATATGGAAGACGCATCTAGCGTTGGTGATGTTTTCAAGAATCTTTTGAAGAATCCAACAAAGTTAATGGGTATGGTCAAGAACGTTGGTTCTAAACTGGATGAGAAAATCAAGTCTGGCGATATTAATGAGAGTGAGATCTTAGCAGAAGCAAGTGAGTTGATGAAAAAGATGAAAGACATGCCTGGGATGGGTGACTTGCAGTCGATGATGGGCTCTTTGGGTCTAGGAGGGAAAGGTGCCCGACTAAACACAGGGGCGATGCAAGCCCAGATGGATAAAGCTATGAGACTCGCGCAAATGAAGGACAAAATGCGTGCAAGGTCGAGTGCACGAGCGAGTGTTCCTCAAGAGCCTCAGCTATCTCCAGAAGAGATAGCAGCAAGGGAAGCGTCAGCTAGAAAGGCAATGGAAGAACTGCTGGCAGAAGAGGAGGTATTTCGTTCTGGGGAACGAGCAGAGCGTAGCTCAAAGAAGGAGAAAGGGAAGAAGAAAAAGAAAAAAGGTAAAGGTAAATAAGCTCAAATAAAACCTTAAGACTATATATACGAGATGCAATCACCTTTCTGGTTAAAAGATCCCACTATTCTCTTCAATCGTGACCAAATTGGCGAACTATGGCCTACTTTATCAATGGACATGGAAAGGAAGCTAAATGCAGTTACAAGACTAGTGGTTGTGTTGTCACTACTCGGCTATTTGATTACTCAGAACGTACGTATCTTGTCAACAGGGCTGGCGACAATAGTAGCCATGGTTGTCTTGTACTACGCAAAGATGTCGGGGGCAGCAAAATCATCTTCAGTCAACAAGAAAGAGGGGTTTGAGAACATGTCTATCTCCGAGATAGAAAGCAATGGGTTTACAATGCCCACCCGAAGCAACCCAGTAATGAATGTATTGTTACCTGAGATCCAGGACGACCCGAAGAGACAGGAGGCTGCTCCTGCGTTCGCACCAGCAGTTGAGAAAGAGATAAATGATAAAGTGGCAGACGCAGTTGTATCGAACTTTGATGACCAGCAAGGCATAAAAGATCGCCTTTTTAGGGATATTGGAGACCAATTCGATCTAGATATGTCTATGCGACAGTGGTATGCTACTCCTAACACAACAGTGCCTAACGATCAAAAGTCCTTTGCGGATTTTTGTTACGGTGACATGATATCATGCAAAGAAGGCAACGCTTTAGCTTGTACACAAAGCATGCCTCCCCACTGGATTAACGGTTGAGTTAAGAGCGAAAAAATAATGTTGATGGATTATATAATGGCTTACGTATCTGATTATACATTCCACAATACCACCAGGATTGGGGGAGACACATGCGATCAGAGTCAGCAGAACATTCAGAACGCTGCATCCGCAAACTATCTTTTAACTAACTTCCGACCTGAGTGTCCTATGGGCGACGCAGTTCAGTTTGCTACTAGTCAGCCAAGTATTAACTTCACTGGAAGTCATTCAGTAGGTATCGGTGGATGCAATATCGATGAAAGTTCCAAACTCCAGATTGCCGACATCAGCAAACCCAAGTGCAGAATCAGTCTTTTCGAAAGGCCTTTTGCTACAGTACCTTACCTTGGTCGTGGGTCTTCTAACCCTGAACTGGAGTCGAAGCTCCAGCAAGGCGAACTTTCTAACAATAAAAAGAGCATTAACCCTAGTTCGGAGGTATGCTACTCGAAATATAGTCAGACTCCGATGCTGCCTTCATTGAAGTCAACGGTAACTAACCCAGCAAATCTTGTTGAGGGTGTAGCCGCTGAAGGATGGGTGAGAGGAGGTTTGCCTTCGAGAGAGTTAGTGAGAGATCAAGACTACGCACAAACACATACGAAGAAGCAATACATCTAAACAGCTTAGAGTCAATGTCAAGAGAATAAGTATTGACATGGATTCATACTGTAGTGACTTCATCTGCACATATCAGGTAATGGATAATGAAGATCTTTATAGAAGTCAGTTTTTGCAGGCGTTTGGGTTATCGCAATGGGACGACCAAGCAATAACTCTTGCGACTGATAAAATATTTGCACTCGTTGAATCAGAACTGATTCCCGCGTTTGATATTCTAAGAGGCGGGAATAGCAGATTCGGTCATATGCTCCTCTTCATGGGAGACGACTTATCTAATTCGAATCTATTTCGGGTGTTCTTCGTTTACGATCTTTTTTACATAACACACAGATGTATTTCAGACGTACTAACGTCTGGACGAGTTGATAAAGAACGGTTGACTAATCTTTGTAAAGCGATGAAAGCATAGAAACTTTTTATGGACATATTATAGATGGCTTCCACACGTAATAACAATATGCCAGGCAATTATTGTCTTCAGCAACGTCAGTTTAGCTTGTCAAGGCAGTATACTGATTTCAAGAACTCGCAATATGGCGCTGCATACGACCCCGCTATTCCCTGCATCGGAATAACTCCTAGTCATATGCCAATGGATACTCTTTCAAGCAACCCAGTCGAGATCGAATCCGCTCTCTGGGGCATTAACTCCACAAATCTTGTCGACCCTCAGAAACCTGTCAAGCCTGAGCTTAAGACTGTTCCTATGAAAGCTTTCTTCGAGACTACTCCTATGATTATGCCAAAACCTCTTGTGGTGGCAAAAAACCAAAGACCATTCCCTGTACCCGAATAAACTGTGTTGCTCAGAGATAGATTTGCATTTCTCTGACTAACAATTTTCTGCCTAGTGTATATAAATGTCTGGATACACATGTCGAGAAACGTATTTCAACTATGGAAGTTATCTCAGAAGCAGAGGCTATGACAAGGAAATCTGTAATCTAGTTACCGCAATAGAGGACGGAGATATCCGCCTTGGTTCTGTCGTTCCTAACGGCACCATGAACGGGGCAACCATATATGGATCGTTACTAGTTGAGAATACAGGAGGACAAAATGCTCCACAGCCGCAACTAGGCCAAGTCGTTATACAAGGCGGTGAAAGTGGTAATCCTACAACATCCGATTCAGGTGTTCTAGCGACGCGTCTCGGTCTACAAACAAGACACGGTGCTCACTTAATCGGCCCGATTCACCAAAGCGCAAATATTTCACACGTTAGCGGATTGAAGAACAGTAACCTCTTCAGAGCAACTGAACATGTATTTGGTCATCCACTACTATCTACTGATACCACTGTAAGAATAAAAGGAAATCTGATTGTCGATGGCTCTTTCTCGAACGTTGCTGACGAGTACGCAGAATCACTGACTCTTTCAGCCGGCATCACGCATGATAGAGAGATGTTGGACATATTCCACGGCGCAAGACAAGCCCCATTAAAGGATATAGTCGACGTATGGCTTGACTCGTCTCTGAACATCGATCCAGTCGCCAATCCAGACATCTATAAGACAGAATTGGCTTTTGCAATTGACGGAGACGTCTCTGGTGCATTGATTGGTCGTAACGGAGGTACTAAAGTGCATGGTCATACACGGATATTGCGAGGTGCGACCGTAACAAGCGTACCTGATGCTAGTGGTCTGGACATATCCTACTCTGTCAGTAAATCAGAGCTTGACTCACTGGCACTCGATGTTTATGGTGGTATAAAAATGCAAACAGGTCCTTCAACTGCCTTACCGAATATAGGTATATATGATCCCACTGGTCTTGCCACGTTCTCGATTGGCCACTCTGCCTTATCTGTGAAAGGTGAAATCACGGCAGACGGTTCAGCTACGTTTGTTGACATCAGCGCCGTCACTGCAAACTTCAACGATATGAATGTTTCTACATTCACAGTTGGAACACTAGATGCCAGTAATATCGATGCCAGTAATATCGATGCCAGTAATATCGATGACAGTGGCATACACATACAAGGTACTGGTACACCGGTGACGATCGTTAAAAATGGTCTGCCCGGCATTGCTCTTGCAGTAACTGGAGATATCTGCGCGAACGACGTGTCAGCAAGTAGTTTCTTCGGTGATATCTCTGGCAGTAAAGTAACAGTTTCAGGCACAGGAACCCCAGTAACCATCACCAAGACAGGCGTCGGCAGCAGCCCAGCATTAGATGTCACTGGCGATGTAAGCCTGAACGGAAACTTGGTTATGGGTGGGAGCGACGTCTCAGCAAATGACATAAGCGGTGCAAAAATATATGCGACAAATGGCTTCTTCGGCGATTTGACAGGCAATGTAACAGGCGATTTAAGCAGTAATACGACGTTGTTCAATTATCTGCATGGTACTGAAGTTACAGCTAGTTTCGTTGGCGATCTTAGTGGCAGCGTAACAGGCAACGTAACAGGCGATGTAACAGGCGATGTAACAGGCGATGTAACAGGCAACGTAAAGAACTCTGCAAATGCTGTTGTTTTGCATGCTGGTGCTGGAACTGCAGTTAATCCTGCCACCTTTACAGGCAATGTAACAGGCGATCTTAATGGTAATGTAACAGGCAACGTAACAGGCAACGTAACAGGCAACGTAACAGGCAATGTAACAGGTGATCTCACGGGCGATCTAAGCAGGAACGTGACTCACTTCATCGATCTATCGGGAGGCGATATCTTCTGTAATGATATAAGTGCCAACAGCAATCTATCAGTGACTGGCATTACAACGTTATCGAGTGTGCTATTATGCACAGGAACAACCAGTGTGTTAGGGAGCGACTTCAGAGTTGGTGATTATGGCACTGGCTCCACTCCTGTCACCTACTTCAAAGTAACACCGAGCGGTACGATGACCGTCTCTGGAGACGCTATGTTTCCCACCATGACGGGCCCCGGCCCCGGCGCCGGCACAGGCTTAGATGTCAGGATTACTTCTTCAGGAAAGTTAGTGAAAATTACAAGTAGTCTCAAGTACAAAACAGAGATCACGGATCTTGCTTCTTCATACGTCGATTCGATAACAGCACTGCGACCAGTTTCGTTCCGATATAAAGACGCTGCTAGTGGTCCACTGGCGATGGGATTCATCGCGGAAGAGGTAGAAACAACCGATCTATCCAATATAGTTGTCAGAGACAGCGAAGGCGGGGTTGACGGCTTGGATTATACACAACTGATAGCACCTCTTGTAAGTCTTGTGAAAGCTCAAGGAGAGAAGATTGCTGCTCTAGAACAAAGAATCAACGTCCTGGAGAACCAATAACTTCAAAGACAGCAAATGATAATAAAAAGAAACATGTCACTTAGAATAATATGGCGTCATATGTTTCATTAGACGATTATCGGAAGGTCAGAAGTGTTCCTCGTTGCTCGTATTTGGCTGTAGATAATTTTTTGAATAATCCAGATGGTACAAGAGAATACATCCTCACCCAAGACTTTACGGTTCGTGGTAACTACCCAGGGCAGCGTACAGGGTCGTATGCGACAGAAGAAATGAAGAACCTTATCGAGAAGTTCATAGAGCCATTTGCTGGGCGCATAACAAGGTTCCCTATCGGGAATGACGATGGTGACAATTATAATGGCGCTTTCCAATATACGACTTCGAGGGACAGGACATGGATTCACAATGATGGTTGGAACAATTGGGCAGGTGTCTTATACCTAACACCAGACGCTCCTTCTTCCTCTGGAACAGGTTTTTACAAGCACATAGAGTCGGGTGCACGAACAGAGCCTGAGGCAAAGCTGCTAGGAATAGACAAACAGATTGGTCAAGAATCCCAGGATTATACGAAATGGGAACTAACCGATAAGGTAGGCAATATATATAATAGGCTAATCCTCTTTGACGCAACCCAATTCCATGCATCGCTTGATTATTTCGGGCAAGATAAAGCAGACGGCAGGCTGTTTCAGACATTCTTCTTCTCGACCGAGATATAAAGCCAACTACATTCGTCAATACAGATGAGATACCCTTCTGTATTGATACTACGTGATGATAAAGATAACGATATTGACAGTTTGGTAACCAGTGATACGGTACGCTTCACACCTGTATGCAGTAATAGCCAGGATGAAATAGATGGGTTGTATTCTCTGAAGTACCACATACTAGTTACATATAAGTCGGAAGGCAAGTATTTATCAATGGAGCTTCCTGAGCGTATTCATCGCAGATGGTTACACATAGAGACATCCAAAAGTGTCGAAGAGTTGAACGATATGGTGAATACTCTGTATGCCTCATTAGTCGTAATGCCAAAAGACCTACTTAGACCAGCTTTCTCGATCTTCACCACCTGCTATAACTCGTATGACAAGATTGATCGCGCGTACTTGTCACTACTTTCTCAAACGGAAATCGACTGGGAATGGGTGATTATGGATGACTCGCCATCAGACGATCATTTTCAGACGTTGAAGTCCAAACTAAAAGATGGAAGGGTAAGACTTTATAGACGAAATGGGAACAGTGGTTCAATAGGTGAGGTCAAAAACGAGGCAATATCATTATGTCGCGGCAAGTACATAGTTGAGTTCGACCATGACGATGAACTGACACAAGAGTGTCTACAGGATGCAAAGGGTGCGTTCGAGGGCGACCCGGAGGTAGGGTTTGTCTATATGGACTTCATCAATATGTACGAGGACGAGAAACCATTCTTCTATGGCAACACGGACGATCATAACGTTTTCATTTGCAAGGGTTATGGTGGATACGTTTCACTGCGTTTTAGGGGCAAATGGCAGTACATGTATCTCACTCCCAATATCAACAATATAACGCTGTCACATTTAGTTTGTTGTCCAAATCATCCTAGAATATGGAGGGCAGACGTTTTGCGAGAGAGAGGCAGCTACTCGGAGCTATTGCCGATTTGCGACGATCTAGAGATATTGCTTTCAACATTGAACAAGTACAAGGCAGCAAAGATCTGTAAATTAGGATACATTCAATACATGAATCCAAACAACAACAACTTTTCTTTGATTCGCAATGCAGAGATCAATCGGTTGGGTCCGAATCATATTGCACCGGAGTTTTTCAAGAAGTATCAGGTAGACGAGACAATGAAAGGCAATGATGCTTACGAGGACCCTGAATACCGGCTCTGTCATAGCAATATATGGACAAGGAGTGCAAGATATTCTCACAAATACTGGAACTCTAGAATCGGGTGCTCGAAGAAGTCGGTTTTGATATTCAACCCTCATCAGTTTGGTGATCCTCTTATAGACGAATACAAAAATAAGGAAGACCGCATGGTGTATTTGGTTTCACCGGACAAAGAGCTGCATCTTCTGCAGCTAGCATCGGACACAGTTGGGATTGAGAATGTGATGCTGTGGTATTTACCTGACAGTACGAAGACACAGGCGATGAGATATGTATCTATGCTTTTGCTAGGGGACAATGAAGAACTTATCGCTATTGACTGTTAACATTAAGCCCGATTATTTACGTTTGGTTTTGCGATAATAAGGTATTCCTGGATATAGAAATAATACCTTATCTATGTTAGATAATGGTGAACTTTTCTGGCATGCTACTAGGGATGTTATATAGTGGATGGAACATCAATACAAAAGGGCTAATATCAGAGCCAAAATGGAAACCTTTCGAGGTTGAACCACCATTCAAGAGTATCGGAGATGAGATCAGCAATACAACACTGCACATGAATATGATGAAATCACAATGGTTGGATGCATTGACAAGTGTTCGTGTGAGTCAAATAGAGAAAGAGAGATTGGCAATAGATGTGTTAGACGCACTTGATATAGTGTCTGCAAGTGTGTTGCCGACTAACTTACTTGCCGGAGGGCTTCTAGGAGACTGGGACTGGTCAATCGATAGTAATCGACTAAGAAATCAGTTTCCATAGCTTAGGTTTGATGTTATCTGGATACTTCGTAACAGTAAAATAATTATCTCCAGGTAGGAGACTCTTGCCGTCTGCAAGTGACTTACTAATGTGCTCAACATTAGCAATTTCAGGGATGTTGACTTCTGTATGTGAGAAGTTGCTAAGTTTATCCAAAATAGCTTCTGGATGCATAAAGTAGCCCATGTGCCAACCTGCATCTTTTGGTGTCACATGAGCAACTCTTAATGTGTTTCTTAATTCGTTGCATGTCCACATTCCTGCATGAAGACCGCCTAACGTTATAGCCCTAGGGTGTTTCCATTGTTGTTTATGAACAAGGTCGAAAGTGCGCTGGAAATTAGTGAATGACAAAGCTATAGGGGTAGTACACATAGGTTGGAACATGGAAGGTAGTTTTTCTATGAGACCAGGGCGGCAAACTTCGTCAACGTCTACTACTACTAGAACATCAGAAGGTCGTGTCTCAACACCTGAAGCAGAGAGTTTATTTACGCCTCGAGTGATACAGTTGCGCTGATGTGATTCATTTAACCACGGGTTATCGGCATTTGGCATGTCTGTGACCGTGATGTGGACAATTTTATCCATATATTTTTGGTACCTGGCTTTATTGAGTTCGAAAAAGAAAGGTTTTTCCTTACACATGAATGTCTTGTCTGCCTCGACAATGATGAAATGATCAACAACATTGTATAGCTCTTCAAGATGGACCTCAAGCATGTCGAGTTCGTTGTAGAAAGTGAAGCCGACTATGATCATTATTGGGTTTAAAACGACTGATCAGTTTATGTTGTTTTTGTGAAAAAGGTAATCGTATTATCATTGTGATAACATGATTAAATGTTTAAAGTAAGTTAGAAAACTTAGTTGGAGTAGGCCAAACCGCCCATACCACTCATTACGCGGAACACGTTGTAGTTAGGAGCGTAGACACGAACCTTGGCAGTCTTGGTTCCCTCAACAGTGGCGTTGGAAAGAACAAGCTGAAGGGTAGCGTTGTCAATTCTGGAGAAGTTGCAACTTCCGGATGGCTGGTGTTCCTCAGGGCGAAGAGCGAAGGAGTACACGTTGATACCGGTATCGGGGTTGCGGGTGTGGTGCTGGTAAGGCTGGACAAGGTCGAAGTAAGTACCTTCGCGCTCAGAGAAGCGGTCCTGGCCGTTAAGCTGAAGCTTACCAGTGACAACAGGGTTCTCACCCCAGCAGTGCATGTCAAGGGCAGTCTCGGCCAATACGAAAGCACCAGCATCAGAGACACCAGAGTTGGCTATGGCTGCTCCAGCGTTTCCGAAACCGAACTCACCACCACCAGTGCTGTAGTTCTCACCAGTGGCAAGGTTGCTGGCGGACCAGAAACTGGCAGAGCTGACATCGACGGCACCAGCATCGTTGAAGAGGCCGGAGGCGGTGATGTAGTCCTCAGCAGAGGCACCAATGGATTGGGGTCCAGAGAAGGCGTGAAGAGCGTTGGGCAAAGCATCAACTGCGTCAGTGTAGTTGAAAGGCTGGGCACCAAGAGTCTTGAAAAGAAGGGCGTTGCACTCAAGAGAAGAGCAGTAGTCAACGTTCTGATCAGGCTGTACAACCCAGATGAGTTCCTTCACAGGGTGGTTGAAGTTCAACTTGATCTTGTTGGAAGAAGAACCAACAGATTCGTCACCAGTGAACTGAACCTGCTCAATCAAGTACTCATGAGGGTTCTGTGCCATTCTTCGGCGCTCGTCAGTGTCAAGGAAGACATAGTCGACGTACAAAGAAGCAGCAACAAGGGACTGGTTGTAAGCAGTAGAGGCCTTCATGCTTCCGGTGGAACCAGCAAGGCATGAAAGACCGCTTACAGCCCACAAGCATTCGTCGATAGGGCGAATGTCAAGGTTGATGCGCACTTCGTGGTACTGAAGAGCGATCAAAGGAAGGGCAAGTCCGGGGTTACGGCAGTACCAGAACTGGAAAGGCACGTAAAGGGTGGTCTCAGGAAGAGCATTGCGAGGAGCGCACACCTGGCGAGGTGCGGTAGAGTCGCAAGGTCCATCAACAGCTGCGAACGAAGGATCAGTGATGTAGGTAAGCTGGGTGGTGTTACCAACCATCTTGTAGTATCCACGCTCCTGTTCCTTGGAAAGAGTAAGCTGGTTCCAGATGTGCATGTAGTCACCATACTGGCGATCGATGCGCTGGCCACCAACCTCAACCTCAACCTGGGCAATCATCTGCTCACCAGGGAAGTCCAACCAGCGTGCGAACTGCGCGATGGACTGGTTGATCTCAGGAAGAGTTACCTGAAGGTATGTACGGTAAGCAAGGTCACCGTTACGGGCCAAAGTGCAGGTAACACGGCGACCGAAATCGGCCTGGCCGTTGAAAGTCTGCTCAATAGACTCCATTGCGAAGTTGGTATGGCGACGATAAGTCACCTTCCAGAACGTAATCTGAGGATTACCGGTCAAGTACACATCCTGTGCACCATAGGCTACGAGTTGCATTAATCCACCTCCCATTGGTTATACTATTGCTAAAGAAAAAAGTTTTCCACAAATCTACCGAATTAGTCTATTTCAACGTTCCGAGGTCTAGATTATTTGCGACAAAGCGTGCTAGAAAGTCGTCTTCGAATATTTCTTTTCGGCCTTCATGCTTCTTAGAGAAGATATATCTATCGGTTTTCTTAACAACTGTCCATCCGGTCTCAACTGCGTTGTGTATAAACACCATCTTCCTAAAGTTATCCTGGTTTATCCGAAGATTCTGAATTGATTCGCCAGGTATGGCGATCTGTCCGTTTGTACCACTCATTAACCATCAATGAGAAAGTTCATAAGCTTTTCAAACTATTCCATATTAAATACATCCGGAGATCTCTCTTTAGAGAATGCCTGTCTTCAAGCCTAAGAGTAGTAAAAAAATAGAAGTATGCGAGAAAGCCACAACTACTCTTGATGGAAAACATCGCGAAATTATCGAGAAGATCAAGGACGAAGAGGAAAATCTTTTGCCTGTCCTAAGGAAGAAAAGAAAAGCCCTTAAAGCGTCTATCAAAAAGTCTTCTAGTCCCAGTGTGCGCTTGGAAGCAGAAGATCTCCTCATCGACATCAATAGAGAGATTTCAAGAATTAAAAGCGCCAGAACGGAATACTATCTTGATAACTCTCAATTCATATTTGATTACTTCGAGAACAAGAAAGACATCGCATCCGGGAAAACAAAAACCAAGGTTCTAAACCATTTCTTCAATATAGACGCCGATTCTGCTGCGTCAGACACTACGTCGAGCACTGTCCAAGAATACCTCTCTAATGTCGATGAGTCCTTCATCGATGTTGGTGACTTTGTTGTACAAACAGATGTATGTCAGTTGTGCCACAAGGGAGAACTCATCGCGATCGACCATGAAGGTTTAATGGTGTGTAATAACTGCTCAGTTAGTACAAACTGTCTTATCGAGAACGAGAAACCGTCTTATAAGGAGCCTCCGAAGGAAGTATGCTTCTATGCGTACAAACGCATCAATCATTTCAGGGAAATATTGGCACAGTTTCAAGCCAAAGAAACAACACAGATTCCTGATGAGGTCTTAGAAAACATCAAAAACCAAATCAAGAAGGAACGTATCAAACTTCATCAAATTACGAACAAAAGAGCCAAGGATATCCTCAAAAAACTCGGCTATAACAAATATTACGAACACATCCCTTTTATCAAGGACAAACTGGGTATTAGACCACCGGTTATGAGCCCCGAATTAGAAGAAAGACTCTGTAGCCTATTCATGGATATTCAAGCTCCATATGCGAAGTATTGCCCAGAAGATAGGGTAAACTTCTTGAATTACTACTACACTGTCTACAAACTATGTGAACTGCTTGAGCAACACGAGTTCTTGCCTTTTTTTCCCATGCTCAAAGACAGAGAGAAAAGGATCGAGCAGGACGAGATTTGGAAGAAAATATGCGGCGAGCTAGACTGGGAGTTCATTCCTACAATCTAGATGAGTTCAAGCGAACAATTTCTGAAAGCTATATATAATAGACAAATGGTGTGGTGTCATGAAAGAAAGATTATATTCGTCCATATTCCGAAGACTGCTGGCTCATCGATAGAGAACGCACTCGGACTATGGAGATCCGGATGCGAAAACGGTTACGGCTACAAAGATATTGACGGACGACCTGTTGCACTTCAACACCTGTTACCGGACGGTATTCGCAAGATCATTGGTGAGGAGGCGTTCAGTAGATACACGAAGTTTACTGTTTGTAGAAACCCGTACAACAGAATAGTCAGCGAGTATCACTGGCGAGTTTGTAATAAGATTGGACGTGTTCGTAGTTTTGATGGTTTCCTAGACGAGGTAGAAAATGTGATTAAGAATAACTTGTACGACAAGGTATCCGATCACTTTATCCCTCAGTCAGACTTCATCTATGACTCTGAAGGGAATCAGGTGGTTGATCACTTATTCCGGTTTGAGAAACTAGACAAAGTCGAACAATTTCTTCAAGATAATTTTGGAACCGACAAACTCAAACGTCTCGAGACATCGGTTCCATCCAGGGGAAAAATTGTTTTGACCAACGAGCAGAAAGAGAGAGTGTACAAGTTGTACGAGAGAGACTTCATATTACTAGGATACGATAAATAGCTGTGCTCAACTTTCTTTGATAGTTTTGATTGCTGTTCTAGCTTTGTCTACCTCCTGACTGATAATAGTAAGCCTAGATATGATACGGTTTCTCTCTTCATCATTTCCAGTAGAGAACAAGAAAGACCCATTGTGTGTCTTCACTAGTGTGATACTGTGTGTGGCTCTTATACTTGTAACAGTCTCGATAAGATCGTTGAACTCGTATGCAGGAAACCTGTCTTTGTAAACGTCGAAAAGCTCATCAGGAATGCGAGAACAGTCGTTAAACGAGAAAATGCTTGATTTCATAGTTAGAATCTTCTAAGAAATCAATTGTCAGTAATATGCGCGCTTATTTCGGAAAGCCGACAAGGTTTGCGCCAATGCCAAGACCAGCACCGCTTCTTGCACTAACAGCCATAGAAGGGATGTATGTGTCAAGAATGCTGAAAGTAGCAGCAGCAGTCAATGCGATAAGAGCAATTTCATCAAGTTTCAACTGCTTCTGAGGAATAGCGAATGCTGCGAAAGCCACCATTAGGCCTTCGACAAGGTACTTAATAGCGCGCTTAAGCAGTTCGGCAAGATCGATACCCATAAGATCCATTATATAGATAATGAACAAAAAAAATTGTGGTGCGGAAGAAGCTTAAAAACGAATTGTTCCAGTAAGATATACTATGTCGGACCAACCTGCGCCTAAGGGAGTTGTTACCAAGACAGCAAAAGATGGATCTAGCAATCCTAAGTATGTGGATGTGCTAGATGAAGATAAGCCTGTAGCCGGCCAAAAGTTCGCATGCGTTTCTTTTATCTCACCAGAAGCGATCATTAAGCGGAAGGACATTTTCATGTTTGAGGAGTTCCTTAAACAATGGGAACTGAAGAAAGGCCTGGAGAAGTATACACAATTCCTACATTTCGTATCGTACAAGCACAATGTAGACTTCGACGCTCTAACCAAGGACCTACAAGAGTTTGCCCAAAGTGAGAAGGACAGCTTGCAAGATGGTTCAGTACTCGATGAATACAAAACGTTCCTAGATAACAACGAGGACAAACTTACTCTTGCATACGACGAACAGAATGAGTTCCAGACGAGCACGCGTGGTGTGAAGATCAGAGGCTCATATCCTTCACAACAGGAAGCAGAACTTCGCGCAAAAGTGTTGAGGGAGGCTGACCCGAGCCACGACGTCTACGTCGGCCCTGTCGGCATGTGGATGCCTTATCATCCCGAGGCATACAAGACCGGACGAGTAGAGTATCTAGAGGACGAGCTTAATCAGCTAATGCACGAGAAAGATAAGAATGAAGCCAAGGCGAAACAAGAGTTCGAAGACAGAGTCAAAGATGCCAAAAGACAGGCAATCGAGGATAACAAGAAGAAGGCGTTGGAGTCTGGTAATGTCCTTACTCAAACTGTCGATGCCGACGGCAATCTTGTAAGCGTGAAAGACTCGAGCAATCCTCTTGAGTTAGGTAATGATGTGTCTGTTGCGGACATTCGCAAGGAACTCTTTGAGGATGAGAACGTCGTTACATCGAAGGGCGATGGTGGCCTGTCGCTTCTACCAGAGGAGAGGTTGAAACAGCTAGGTATCGAGAGTGCCGAAGATAGCGATGTCAAAGCTGACGATACCAAAGAGGAACCTGAATAATTTATCAATTTATCAGTTTATCATCTAGCATATCATGCCATATGATAATCTAAAAAATGTTCACATAAGGTATAATGCCAGGAGGAAAGACTAGCCTTATGACAGCCGGTGTACGCATGAGTACACGAGGCAATACTGCGGATAATAACTTCGGAGACAAGAAGAATGGTGGAGCATCTACTGTAGGTAACATTATTACCACAAATAAGGCATTGAGTGCAAGGCGACACCCTTTCATGTTCGACGTAAGGGGTGGAACCATCGTCGGCGGGGTAGGGAAGATTCAAACTATGGCTGCGATGATGAGTGATGGTGTTAATACCAAGATCACATATCCTTAAGCATATCTATTTTCTTATTAGTTTATATAGATATGCCACGAATCTCGAGTATGCATGCAGGTGCGGCAAACATGTCATATGGTGCCAATTCGATGATGGTGCAAGTCGGTAATAAGTTGCAAGGGTTGCCTCCTACAACTAACAAGCCGAGTCAATTGATTCCCCATATTAGGACGAAAGCTGATGGAGATAAGAGGGATTATATATTTTGCATAAATCAGTTGGCTGGAGGCGTAGGAAGACACGCAGGTCAGTTCACCCCTGGAGCCGACGGTGTGAAAGAGTGCACAACAGGCAAATATGACACTGACCAAAATACATGCGAATACATAAACATGGAAGCGCTTTCTGATTGGGTGGCGAACCAGTACTCATCCATTCTTGCGACATCAAATCAAACATCGATCATCGATAGTGATTCAAGAGCGAAAAACTATTTCAGGCTAGCTATTGTTTCTAAGGCAGAATTGAATGTTAATGGTATGTATCTAGCCGTTGCGGGCGGCAGCGGCGGACAGACAATTACATCCTATATTCATAGTATAGAGCATTTGCACGACGCTCAAAATAATTACCCGACATACCTAGCTGGTGTGCTTCACCCCAATACCGACATAAAGCCCTTCATGGAATATGCTTCTGGAGGCCCACAGCCATCTACTACAATATCCAATCTCGGTGGAGACATTAACTTGTGGAAGCCTCCTTCGCAGTTCCCTGATAAATTGGCTGCAATACAAAACTCGCTAGACAACAATATTGCAGCAAAGAAGACACTGGAGACACTTCATAATAAAAATCTATTCATCTCTGGACACTCTGGACAACACGCGCTAGTTGCAGTAATGTTTCCCGAAGAGTTTATTGGCTCAAGCGTTTTTTCATTTATGAATACATGGCTGGATGCAGCGATCACGGCTCTTGATAGATCAGCGCCTAAGATATGGAATCTTTACTCCCTTTCGATTCAAGGAACGCGAAACGGTTTTACAAACTTCGTCAATACAAGAAATGTAACAAACTCTATGTATTATTGTCAAGCAACCACTCCATGTGATGTTTCTCCAACTGCTCTACCAGTTGCCTCTAGACATTTTACATCTGGGCTGTCTCATCAAGCAAATGTGTTTCCCGCAACATCAGAAATGCTGCCATTTGTGGAGTTTTTTTATGGATAATAATGGATAACACAGTTAATCAATATTATCTTACCAGTTGCTTCTGCCTTTTTTAACGTTGATTTTTGGGCCCGTCCTCCTCCGGGATGTATTCGGATCGTAAGTCTGTACATCTTCTTCATCGGAGTCTAATCCTTTAGAGAGATCCCAGAACTCTTTTGAACCAAGCCTGAATGTGCTATGGGGTTCGGCCTTATACCAGAATATCTGGTCAGACAGACGATTGCTTTTTGCATTGTTGTTGATGACAAGACATTCGTAGTTCTCGGTGCATTGATCCATAATTTGAGCGAAAGACTCAAATGTAGGGAACATGCCGGCATAGTTCTCATGAATGATCTTTCGATTCTTGATGTAAGGTTCTCTTAGTATGAAGACGTAATCGATATTCGTTCGCAGATTCGGAGGTATTCCTAAAGGATACTGCATTGTGATGATGAGCATAACTTTCCAATGTCTGCCGTTCATAAAAAGCAGTCTCATCATTTTATCTCTAGTCCAGGAGGCATCATAAAGACAGTCATCAAGGATCACGAATGCTCTAGGATCTATGGTAGTTTTCTTGTATGTTTCCATTTCTTTCTTGACTTGTTTGAGGACAGTTCTTTGGCGCTTCAGTATATTCTCGATGATGGCAGTGTTGTACTCATCATGAATGAAGAGTTTTGGAACATGCTCACTGTAGAAACCATTCCCTGCTTCTGTGCCAGATATAACAGTGCCAATAGGTATATCTTGATGGTAGAAGAGCAGATCACGTACCAGGTAACTCTTACCTGTGTCACGCCTACCTATAAGAACAATTACTGGACCCTTATTCTCATCAGGTCGGAAGCTGATATTACGCATGCTAAACTTGCTTAGCTCTAGTTCTGTTGACATATATATCCAGTGCTAGAAAAATTATATGTGTGTCCACCGCGACTGTGGGTTTAGGAAGAAATAAATAAATCTGTTGGCTGTCTAATGGAGTTCACGTACCGCAAAGTCAATAACGGTTCATTATTAGAATCGATTAGCCATAACCAATACCTGGATCTGTCAGGTGCTCAAAACTACAACCCACTGTACAAGAGATTCTTCGATATGAACGAAAAGTCGCAAAGCAGTATGACCCTAAACAACAAGTACTATCTAGACGGAGTCGATATTATGACGGGAGGGAATACATGTAAAGCTTTAGTTAGAACCACAGACGGTATACACGAAATACGGGATGTTTTCTTCAAGTATAGTCCATTGATGGACCCGTCGAAATATATGATTGGTCGATATGATATTACGACGTCTTCTACACTGGAACTTCCTGACTTTAGTGGAAACAAGGGACACCCAAAGACGAAAGACCCTAATAATTCTGCATATGTAGATGCATTCTTCACATACCTAACAAGCCAATTACTTCACGAGCATGCATTTCCTCACGCAATAGACTTCTACGGATCTTTTCTTGCGCAGAAGAATAACTTCAGATTCAACATCGCTGATGATATCGAATACCTGAATGACTCAAAGTTTTTTCATGATAACAGAGGTACACTTTTTTCAGTCGATGATGGAGCAGCTTCAAATGCTTTTAACTTCGATAGTAGAAAGAACAAAGACAAGCTGGTCCTTTGTTCAGACGATCTTTCCAAGGACGTACTTAAACTAGATGATATAATGGATCTCTCTCAACTAGACTCTGTATTTACGAATGGTAATATGGAAATCGCGGATTCACAAGAAGAAGCAGACTTGGTGTTCACATTTGACTTGCCATCTAACAAAGACGACGAAGATGACGCAACGTCCAGTTGTTCATCTAGGTCTTCTGTGACAGAAGGATCTGACGAGGAAAGCGAAAATGATGATGAAGAGTCAGATGACGAAGATGATGAAGACGATACTACATGCTCAACCGCTTCTGAGGACGAGCTTATGGCAACCATCAATCAATTCCCTGTCCAGGTTATCGCATTAGAAAGATGTAAAGAGACACTTGATCAGCTAATCACAGATAATGGAGATGACTTGTCTGACGAAGAATGGGGCAGTATGGCGATGCAGATTATAATGATGTTGCTCGCTTATCAAAAGTCATTCGGCTTCACACATAATGACCTTCATACTAACAATGTTATGTATAACAAAACCGACAAGAGTTTCCTTTACTATAAATGCGACGGTCGAAACTATAAGGTCCCTACATTCGGAAGAATATTCAAGATAATAGATTTTGGTAGGGCTATATACAAGTTCAGAGGGAACGTTGTTTGTAGCGACAGCTATCATCAGAAGGGCGATGCTGCAACTCAGTATAATTTCGAACCGTATCTCAACCCTGATAAGCCAAGGTTAGAGCCGAACCCTAGCTTCGATCTTTGCCGACTAGGTTGTTCATTATATGATTTCATCGCAGATGATGTGGAAGCAATGCCGAAAGGACCGAAGAACGCCGCAAGGCGAATGATAATGGATTGGTGTACAGATGATAAAGGCAGGAATATGCTGTATAAGAACAATGGTGAAGAGAGATACCCAGATTTCAAGCTTTACAAAATGATTGCACGATCGGTACATAAACACACACCACACAATGTACTATGTTCCGGTTATTTCGAACGTTTCGCAACAAGTAGAAAGAAGATATCGAAGAAAGCAACAATCATCAATATCGACGAGCTTCCTTCATACTCTTGAACGCGGATATAACATCATATAGTGAAGTATAATCACTACTATATGGTGGTAACAAAATCAGGTGATCTAAAAATCAGGTGATCCAGTAAAGGCTGTAGTGCTCGGTGCAGAAATAACCTTATCAGATACCTGATCCATTATAAAAAGAGAGAGGCACGTGCTGCCATAGACAACAAGAGCATCACGGATAATCAGCTTCAGTGGGAAGTCTTCATCTTTCGTGATGTACTTCACTTCTACGAACTTGGCGATAGCATAAACGCAAGCGACAACAGCTGCTACGGCTAAATAACTATGTTCCATTGAAAAGTCATCTTATAATCTTAAGCTCGAGATAACGCATTTATAACGTCTCGACTTCCAGAAGTGGTGGAGCTACCACTATACTCCTATTAAGATCGTTCACATCAGCAAGCTCTAGTTTGACCTCTTCTCCGATCTTCAATGGCATGTCGTCATCATCGTCATCGTACTCCGCTTCTTCAGCTTTTCTACGCTCGCTTGCCTCTTGTGCGATCTTCTCTAAACGGTCAATAGTCTTTGGTGCTTCGATTGTGCTTTCGACACCATGTGTGTCAAGTTGCTTGTCTAGATCGGAAAAGGCGATGTTAGATGGGATGTTATCAGTCTTCAATTCAACAACCTCTTCTGCATCTACTTGGTTATTGTCATTAGAGGCTGCGTCATCGTCCTCGTGGGCATCAGAGCTATTAGTAGATTGTTCTTCAACCGGAACTGGTGCGGGACGTTCGATAATCTCTTCCTTGATGTCTACATCGGTTTCTTCGATAGTTCCGAGATATGTTCTCAAGATATCTTCGACCGGCATAGTCTCGCGTATGGTCTGCAGAATACATTCCTTAATGATCAACTCTAATTCACGGTTATTCTTCTGGATAAGAAGCGGAGCGATGTTTTTCTCGAACAGATAAACATTGGTGTAGACTTTTCGCGCCACATTGGTGTAGACGTTATGTACAAATGTATCGATTGAAGGGACCTGCATGTCAACCTTCTTCTGTTCTTGGCCTACACGGATGCATGTAAGAGCCTTCAGCTGAATGATATGAACACATGTAATGAGATCCTCAAGATAGTTACAGGACGATACTGATGCGATTCTATCTTTCTCTTCCTGCACTATAGAGTTGTTCCACTTAGGAACCCTGCTTAGATAAGTCTGAAACGTAAGTAGATACTTATCCTCTTCATCGTTCTCGCTGCAGATGCGTATAGCTTCGTCAAAGATCGATTTCAGTCCCTGTACTACAGCTGGTGTGAATATGCCAACAAGGCGCGCACACCATTCGTTCTTAGACTCGGTCAGACTATTAACAGAGTAATCATCCATGTTCTACATGAGAACGAGATTTTCTAAATCCGAATCACAACGTAAATACAGATGACTGAGCACAAATGTCATATATAGTTTCTCGTTGCGGAAATCACGCTTTACTTTGTCAAAACCAAGCAGGGCAGTCGCCTTCTTCAATGGCTGCATGTCTGAGTCTTCGATGTAATGTAGTAGATCGAGTCCACATATACCTCTTTCATAGAGAGATGAAACAAGCTCCATTATTTCCGGATATGTTGGATTGCTAACCGTTTGGAGCTTCTTTTTGAGCCAAGCTCTCAATTTCTTCTCCTCAGTGTCGACCTGAAAATGACTATTGAGATCGTGAATATGTAGGTTATCTGCGTTCCCAGGGAGATTAGGAATGGAGACACATATCTCAGAGAAACGGGACAAGATTGGCTTGAGTAGCTTGCGACGGTCTTCAACAATTATGAAAAACCGTGTGTTATGACTGAACTGCTCTATACATCGCCTCAATGCTGACTGCGCATCCGTTGTGAGACAATCAGCATTCGTGAGAACAATTGACTTAAATGTCGTCCCCGAAGATGCATTGTGGTTGGCCTTAGCAAAGAACTTCAGGTCATCCCTAACAAACTTAATACCTTTCCCATGCGCACAGTTCGCCTGAAGTACACACTGTCTTATCATGTCTCTATCATCGCCATACAGTCTAGAGATAAAACTGGCGACCAATGTTCTCTTACCACTTCCAGACGGCCCATGGAAAATTATGTTTGGTATCTTGTCGTCTATAGTGAATCTTTCTAGACGGCCTATTATATCTTCATGTATTGCAAGCGATGTCATGACTGTATATAAGTCAACTGTAGTAAACTTTAATATGTTACTCGCACCATTGATTTTACTGTTATGTGAACTGTAGAATCAATTGTTTATGCCCAGCTGTTCAGGCTCTTAGTGTATGGGTTCTCTTTGAACGCTTTCAAGATATCAGGGTTGATTCGGTCGCAATTCCTTCCTTGGTCGTAGGTCTGAGGCATATTGATGTCTCCGAATGTTTCTACAGAAGGAATCATGCTAACACTGGCAGAAGGTGCATTTCCTCTATTAGGGGCTCTATCCGCGTCTCTCTTCGCAATAGATATGTTTTGATAGTTGCTTGAAGATGAACTGACACCATGATTCGGTCTGCTTACCTGCGTCTTATTCGGATTGTTTCTCTGATTATAGCCGGCCGCGTAGCTGCTTGCAGCCGCCGAACTTGCTGGACCAGCACCACCTTTGTAAGAGACGTTAGTTGTATCACGTTCCTGACCAACAACGTTATGCTTGGCAACGAGATATCCATCCTGGTTGCCTGCCTGCACGTTGAGATGATTGTTATCCAACATACCTTCGGTTTGCTCTCTGATAGTTGTTCTCGTGCGATCTGCAGGATTATACACCTGACCGTGAGGAACTGCTCCGTTGACATTGCCATTTGGTCTAAGATTACCGATAACATTCTCCTTACGTGTTGGTCTCAATATGTCAAGTATGGGAGCCATTGCAGACTTGATAAGACCCTCCACACCACCTACTGCTCTTCCTTGTTCTACAGTTGAACGGTTGTTACAGTACTTCTGATAGGTACCATGACCGTGATCTCCTGTTGTTGGTGCAGCTTTTCCAGATGGTGCCGCGATACCAGGTGCTGCTAGTTGTTGTTTCGTACTTTCGTGATAGTACTGCGGTGCTGACGCTTTCTTCGTATCAGTCGATGCACCGGTTCCGAAGTATTCTTTGGTTGTCTCTGGTCGATTGACGTCGTGGAGAACTTCGATACCGCGTGCAGTCTGTGCTTTCTCAATACCAGTTGTTGTGAACCATCTGCTCGGACCGACTGTGTAATCTGTATCAGGTCTGTTCTTGTTCACCTTACCTTGTGTCTCGACAGTATGATAGTCCTTAATGTATGACGTTGCTGGACCTTGATGTCCATCCAGTGTATATGTCAGTCTTGGGTTGTTATCGGTTCTTAGCTGATTTACCGTCTTGGGCAACCAGGCATTTCTATCTTCGACACCCGCATTGTAACCATTGCCACTGCCTGTAGTCGTGTAACCCTGTCCTAAACCTGGGGCTACTCTTTCTTCATCCCATGGTTTCACGTTCGCCATTCTGGTGCTCGGGTTCTGCCTAGAAAGATAGAACTCCGACATGTTAGGCATTCCGTTGGCCCAAGACATCTCCTTTTGTGGCTTAAACAGAGGAGCTTGTTCCTTCTTAGTGATGTGTTGAGACCCAGCACCTTGCATATTGTCAAGTGTCGACTCAGCGGTGTTTCTATCTACAGTTGCTCCTCTCACCCTTGCCCCAAAGAAAGGTTGCATATTGTTGTGCTTGAAAGACTTCGTGTCGATTGGTCTTCCGTCAAGGCCTGTTTTTACAGAGATGTTCTCATTTGGGTGATGATCTATTAACTCCTCAATCTTGCTCTCCAAAAAGTATTTATCAGTCGCTTGGTTGGGATTATCGTAATATCTTACGTTTGACTGACTAATCGGCTTGGATACTGGATAGTTGATTGGAGGAATAGCGGGAACTACCCCAGGCAAACTGTTATCAGGTTTACCCATGTTCGTAAATCTCTCTTCGACTTTATCCTTATCATCGCCTTGATTAGAAATGATGTACATGGCACCTAGACCTAGTAATGGAACTGCTATCTCAGCCATAGTATATATATATCCAACCAGATTATAATTCATGATTCTCTGCATCATAATCTAGAGCCTACCACATGTGCCCGCCTGTGTACACAACCCTTTTGGTACCACAGTGCCAGAGTATGGCTGGGAGTTTAGTGATCCTTCTTCATTCGAGATGGAACGCGGGGCTTGCGCTTTGAAGTAATCCCTCTCTATTAAACGTGTATTGAGGTTGTTCTGAAAAGGAATACATGTATTCTCCTGTGGATTGAGAGGCAAATATTGGAAATTGTCCTGCTCAATATCTAATGTAGTCCATGCTGGATTTGTTGCGCGTGTCTGATCTGTGAACGGTTGACAGCTAGGATATTGTATTGGCTTGGCGTTGACCTTGATAGTTTCTTTCTGGCTAATGCAGTCTCTACCAATCGTTTTAGTGATACCAAGCAATTGACTTTCAAGATTAATGCTATCAGTCATAAGATTTGCGCCCCACTTCTGCATCCTCACATATGGATCTTCCATGAAGCATGGTTTGGTTCCGTTTCCTGGCACATCCAGCATATACCGTCCAGGTCCTGTCGACTCCTGGAGCTGCTTCTCTATACGACAAGGATCATTATTAAAGCGTGTGAAAGACATGTATAAGATAACAATAGAAAAAGATTAGCCCATAAAACGGCTTCAAGTAAAGACGACTAGAGAGACAAAGGAATGACTGCGCGCCTTTGTCTGGTTATGATAGTAAAGAATGAAGGTCACATAATCAAAAAGACACTGCTTATGTTGAATAAGAAAATAGGCTTCGACTACTGGGTTATAGCTGATACTGGATCTACTGATAATACCGAAGAAGAGATACGATCATTCTCCAGAGACTCCGGAGTGCAAGGAACACTTCTTAATCATGAGTGGAAGGACTTCTCAACGAACAGAAACATGGTAATCTCTCACGCGGAGAAGGTAAGCGACTACATGTTCTTCTTTGATGCAGACGACGGAATAGAAGGAACTCCAGAAATACCGGATCCCCTCACGAAAAACAGTTACACAATGAAAATCGGACATAATAATGCGTTCCATCGGATCGTTATCGTCTCCTCATGTATTGAATGGCGATACCATGGCGTGTTACACGAAACTATTTACCCTACTTCGAGAAGTGTCACTCCAGATGCTGAGGTTATCGGAGGACAGTTCATGATTGTTCCTAATCAGCATGAAGGGGGTAGAACCGTCGCAGGTGACAAATACACAAACGATGCTAAGGTTCTTCTGGAAGCGTTAGAAGATAAGAATTGCCCTCGACATCTAGTAGGCCGATATCAATTCTACTTAGCTCAAAGCTACGAATGTGCCGGAGATGTTGAATCAGCTATCAAGTGGTATGCAAATAGGGCAGCGACAAAGATTGGATGGACGGAAGAGGCGTATGTTGCATGCGTTCGCCTCGGCAGGCTGTACTCTGATTTGGGTTCCGACGGCGACGCGATTAAGTGGTTCTTGAAATCTACTAAGTTTTCACACAGACGAGTTGAGGGAGTCTTGGGAGCAATTAACTTATGCAGAAACAACGTGAGCGATGTTGCCTTGTACAACATGGTGAGGTGTGTGAGTCCCTCCGATTATGGAAACCCTTCCCAGGATAACCTGCTCTTTGCCGAGACTGATGCTCATAATGTTTTCTTTATCAACACGGCGTTGTACGCATGCAACGCAGTTGGTGATCTAGAATCCTGTTATCAATACTTGAAATTACAAATGTCAAGGATGGATGACTTGTCTCATGCACACCTGATGGCTGCATGTAGTAACATGATATGGCTTTCGTCACGCTTTGCATCAGATGATATGTCGAGATTCTACGAAGAAATCAAGAACGACCTAATAGAAAGAGGAATACTTAACGATATGATTCGAAGCTTAGACTCTGCTTCAATCAGCGGTGAAGGGGCAATCATTAAGCCCGGAACCTAATGTGGAATCAACAATACAAGCCGTCACTAAGTATGGGTTACAGTTGGCGGCCGGTCTTCTATCCTCATAATAGCCTTTCTTTGCTAAGGATGTTTCTTCTCCTATACGGACTGATGTGTCTCTTGTCCCTATTCCCCACGAAAACATGCTGTAATTAGCGGTCTCACAAGATCCAGTCATCCTCGCATAGTTGCCGTCACCATAGAGTTTCATGCATGCCGCATGGCTGGAGCTGAGTCGCGTCATGTGATTAATAATCTCACTATGTCCTCCTTCTGCTCTTGTTGTGGATGTGCTATAATTGGCATGACATCCCGAACCGTTTATTGGTGATGGGAACGGCTTTGGACCAAAATCGGCAATGATGCCTCTTTCCTCTGCAAGTCTAGTCAAGAAGTACCTGGCTATAGTCAAATCGTCACTCACGGAAATACCTCCTCCTGGTCCTATCTGAAACTCCCATTGCGCGGGACCTACCTCAGCATTAATCCCACTGATGCATACTCCGGCATACATACAGTAATCTAGATGCGTTTCAGCAATCTCGATACCTGGCTGCCGACTGGGACGACAATAGTACCGGCCTTGTTCGAAAATGTTAGCAATGTTATTCGCGCCTAGAGGTACTAGTCGTTTGTCCCCGTCCAAGCACGTCAGGTAATACTCCTGCTCTAGCCCGAACCATACATCGTGTTGACAGTTCTGTTTCATTATCGTTTTAGCCCATTCCCTTGTTTTCGACATTCCTGGTATCAATTCGCCATTTATGCTACCAGTACACAAGACAACGAAGCTCTGACAGTTGGTGTGCCTGCGGAAAGGGTCTCTATAAACCGCGAAGGGGGTTAGTGAGACTTCAGAGGTTTCAGACGCCGATGCGGATATGTCACCTGTAGAAGTACCATCGTATGACCACTTTAGAGAATAAAGATACTCTCTTAGTGACGTCGGTACTGTATCGTCGGACCCTGTATCGTCGGACCCTGTATCATATTTAACTGTTCTTGTCTTCCACCTGAAATCGTTAGCAGCAGTCAGCCAGACATAGTCTACTAACACAGTCTGGGTCATAGTTCTCCATAATCAACGATTGTCCGTTTAAACTAATTAAACAAACGTTTGACATAGTAGCAAATCATATAGGTGTAGACTAAATGCATGCCTATATGATACCGCTTGAAATCATAAACGAGATAGTAACACAAGCTAATCTTCTGCAGAGGAGAGAACAAGGATGGAACTATGTAAATAACGATATAAGGAATGGATTAAACGTTGTGAAACGGACTAATCTAAGCAATGGTCTCGAGTATACAGGTGCTGTTCAAGTGAGGTCGTTCTACTCCGAAGAAATTAAGAGGCTTTCATGGACCAAACGGAGCGACTTATTTATGAACACCGACATGTACGTATGGGGAGACCCATTCGTTGGGTTTGATTTCATGTAAGGCTCTACAGCTATATGTAATCGCATTTCTGCGCTATATGGCCAAAGCTGTCTATTCTGATTAATTTGAATGGTTTTCCACAACCGATTATAGAACCAGATGCTGCCAGCTCATCACATACCTCCTTGCTGGCATGTGGATCGACTTGCTGACCAGAATGTTTCAAAACGCCATGTCTGAAAATGGCACAATTGATTTCAGAAGGATGAACGGCGAATACGGCATGACAATGAGGGCAGTTGGATATAATGAGATGGTCCATCTATCTGTAGACCCTGTATAGATTATGTTTTTATACTATAAGATGTTTAGACTCTCTCTTGGGATCAATAATGCGGCAAGATTTTTATTGAACAATATGTTTCTGACAATATTCTTTGGTAGTCTGTACTATGCTGTTCAATTCATTGACGACATCGGTTTTGTTGTAGATAGCGACATTCGTAAATTAGACAAGATAGACGAGAACAATGGATTAATATCTCTGAAGCGATGCATGCATTTCAGTTTGGTTAGTCAAACAACACTGGGTTATGGAGGGGTTATGCCTGCAGGTCCTCTGACCCTCTTTGTAAACACCGCTCAGATGATTTCAATATTTGTAACTTCAGCGATCGAGTTGCTCTAGAGTAATTTCTCTATAGAGAATAGTATGAAACAATGGATAAGGTCTATACTAAGAAATGAAGAGGACTGGTGCCAAATGATGGGTTATAAGAATGTTTATCTGGACCCATTTGAATATCATATCACTGATTCGGTAGTCACTGGGGATGGTACAGCTTTCAAACGTTTCCCAGAAAACCGTCATGTTTACGACAAGTTATGGGTGGCAGACACACAGGGACTACGTTGTGGTCAGCTAGAAGACTTAAATGGCAACGAGGACACGATGAAATATCCTATATTCATCAAGCCTAGGTGGGGACACCTGAGCGCAGCCTCGAAGAACTGCTACAAGATATCTAATCCTGACCGGCTCAAGCAGTTCCGAGGGTATGAGCACATGATGTGGTCAGACTATGTAGATGGTACAGAGGGAATGACCGATATGCTGATGCTCAATGGGCGTATTGTTTATCAGCTTACATATAAGTATTCGGATGAACAAAACGGATACAGTGATGTATGGAAGTACGTCTCGCCAGATACCCCTGCTCCACAGAGAATAATTGACTGGGCGAACAAGAATGTCCGCGGCCATACAGGTTTCGTCAACATCCAGTACCGGAACGACAAAATCATCGAGGTCGGACTAAGACCTGCTCGCAGTGGCGCGTACATCATTGCGACTGACAATGAAGCCATCATGAGGAACATCTATAATGCGATGGATAGACAGTATTGGGACGACAGTCTCAATTCCAGGATGAGATTTAAGCCGTACTATGCGTTCAAATGCTACACTACAATGCCGATCATCCATATTTGGCCTCAGTCATTCATAGATCTTCTTTTACCTATGCTCACAGACCGTCCACTATACGAGTACTACTTCGAGCCTGTTGGTTCAGACGGAATGGTGTTTTTCCAGTTCATGCATGACGATTTCGAGAAAGGTATGAGAGCGAAAAGAATAATAGAGTGTCTATTTGCTCTTACCCAGATTGTCGTGGCGGCTGCCATAGTGTTCACGATTCATCTGCTAGTTACGAAGCGCAATAAGTTATCGATTATTGTTGCCGCAGTACTCTTTTTTCTGCTTATTACTAGATTCCTTAACCCACTACATACCAACTACAACTTGTACAAGGGATATAGACAAATGTTTTCTGGAAAAGATTCAATGCGGAGTCCTGATGACTACGCACAAGACATTTCAGACGTTTCGGCAGAACTTCAGTGAAGATCGTTGCATCATGAGAAGAGGATAATGATGCTCAAGAATCTTGCTACACTCGTTCAATGAGTTATATGTTGTATTCTTTTTCAATGTATCACTCTCCATTGTCACCGAGCATCCACCTTGGTCGATATAGGACACATCTACGGTCCCAATACCTGCTAGTTCAGCTACACCAAGTATCTTTGCCACACGATGTATGTCGATCATGCTGTCACTTAGGTGAATATGTAATCCTATCATGGACGGATTCACCAATTCTTCTTTGAGAAGCGTCATTATCTCCATAAGTGTCTCATCTGTGAGAGTACCAGCTGTGTCTGAAAGAGAAATCTGTGTGATGCCCCTCTGGAATGCATATCTGGTTACTGCTTTCGAAATCTCCTGAGGACTCGTGATAATGCCGCTTACCGGACAGTAGTCGACGCACGACAGATATACCTTGAAGTTATTGAATGGTAGATTAGATGCTGCGTCGACAATAATGTCGTATGTTTCATCGAGTGTTCTACGAACGTTTTTCCTCTGGAATGCCTCAGAAACAGAAGCTGGTACAGATACTGAATCACATCCAATTGACACCGCGCGTTTGAATCTAACTGCAGTCGGTGCAACTAGCAGATATGGTGTGAAATTATACGCATCTGGTCCTGTAATCATGTCAAGTGCATGCTTGAATACCTTCTCGCTATCGGCTAGCTGAGGCAGAACGTCCTTAGAAACAAGGGAGCCTACCTCGATAGATTGCGGACGGTATATCTTTGCTATGGTATCAAGCATCGATAGTTTCTGTGCTGTTGGCACTACATCAGGAGATGCCTGTAGCCCGTCTCTCAACGAGACATCAAATAATCTAAACGGTCTTGTGGCTTGGTTCAGTACTCTCTTCATCATGGTAGTAAAAATAAAAAGACAGGCTTAAGTCTTTTTGGTTTTGTTTTTATCTGGTATAGTTAGTTCCCAAATGATGATACAATTGTCAGTTTCTTCTTCTTCCTTTTCAACGGCGGTCCTTCACAGCATTCACAACCAATCGCATGTTTTTTCACCCAACCAGCCCCGGGGATTGACTTTGGATTTAGAGGTTGTCGTCTCATGGAAGCACAGTTGAGACTCGGATACTTGGCGTACAATCTGAATATCGCTTGTTCTTTCATCTTTGCCTCAATCATGATATCAATGTCCACACCATACTTCTCTGGTATTTCCAGCAGGTATTCTGGAATAATCTCTATGAAGTCGCTATGGTGGCCGACTCTTCCGGATCCTTGCTCGGACACATGGAACTTTGGTTTTATGTTTCTCTTCATCCATGTTTCAAGTATCAGCGGAATGTAGTCAGCTGCTGGCTTGAATGTTTCTGATGGGTGAAGTTTGCAGTAGCACTGATAATGGTGTGTATCGAAGACCACCGGGACTCCTACCTGCTGCGACACCCATAGACAGTCTTCTATCGAGAAGCACTTTTCGCAGTTCTCAAGCACGAGTCGTTTACGGACGTTCTCTGGCAGCATCATATATTGTTTGCACCATCTCTCTTTTGTTGCCTCTTTATCGCCATATATCCCTCCTCCATGGACGACCATGACAGAATCTTTTCCTGCGTCAATGATGTCCAATACTTCTGCGTGATAGCTAAGATCACATATAGTCTGCTCGAAGCTAGCTTTGCTTGGACTACCGACAACATTGTATTGGCCTGGATGGAATGTCAATCTGTGACCATACTCCTTTGCTTTAGTTCCTATTTCCTTCAAGAGATCAATTGCGAAGTCATATGTATAGTCAACTACCTTAGGGTTTGATTTGTGTGGGAACATCTCACTGCTTAGCCGGAGAACCCTTATTCCGTTTTTTTCATTCCATTCGATCATGGTAATTATATCACGCAGATTCTGCAATATTTTCTCCTTGAGAGCATCGATACCCTGTTCCTGAATGGAACGTATAATCATCTTACGCGATGCAAAGACAGGCGGTTTCTGGGCCCGCAATATGGTGTTTATACAACATAAACCTAGCTGAACTGAACGTTTTACTGACATGTTTGGTTACTTATTGAAAGAAAGAAAAACGAAAGAAAGAATTGCAATTTTTCTGACAAATGTTTATGTTTGACTTACCTTGTTGAGACATTCCCTACCGCGATGCTCCACTCCATGTAGATCTCCTGGGCTAGCCTTTTTGTTCCTCTCATCCAGCGGTGAGATTCCTCGATATACTTGCTCTGGGAACGAGTACAAGGGCGAGTAAGCTCTTCATCTGCCCACTGGCCCAGGTAGCGACAATAGTTCACAAGGCCCTCAGTGTACCAGTAGCGCTGGGAATCCGGATTTTCCTGTAGTTCGTCAGAGTCTGCCCAAATATTAGAGGTCTCTGCGACGTAGTTTAGTTGGTGGTATGCATATTCCCAACTTGCGTCTTCAATGTCGGCAAAACGCTCTTCGATCTGTTTCACCCACTTTGCAGATGACAAAGACCATCCCACTGCTGGGATGTAGTCCTCTCCGTCAAATGTGAGTGGTTCAACAGAGACGGGTTGCTTTTTCTGATATCCGTTATATGTTGTGGTTGTTCCGCTTCGTAACTGCATTCCTGTGCTCATGGTTGTAATGCCGACGTCTACCAAGAATCTATTGTTTCAATTTTCTAGAAAAAAGAGTCGGTGACTCGGTTTTGTTTTGTTTTTTGTTTTTTGTTTTTTGTTTTTGGTTTTCTGTTTACACGTATTGACTTACCTGATAACTAATCTATATCTCTGAGTTGAAGAGGCGTTCCATGTTTGCGACTTCAGGCTTGTTGTCATCATGGCGAAGCAGCCTCCGAATGAGATCGTCGTCCCTGAATCGAATGGAATATTCGAACTGAAGCTTGTTTCTGCCAACCCGCCCCATAGCCTGAATAGCCTTTTCCTGCGTCATACTGTCAAGGTCCTTACCGATGTACCCATGGCAGAACTGGTAGTTGGTTCCGTAGATGTAGTCTGTCGAGGCTATTATGAGGTATAGCTTTTGCTGCTGAGCTAATTGCTTCATTATCTCTGTGTAAGAGTCGCTGTTATGTGACGCGAATACACCTATACCCATCATGAGTAAGAGCTTCCAGTAATCATGGATGTCATGAACCAACATGATCTTTTCCACCATTTCCTCTGGCACACTAGGCATGAACTCCCTGCCTGTCTTTTCGGATATGAATCGCTTGAGATGTTCAACTCGGTTAGGAATGTACATGCTTGGAAGCGACACGACCTTGATAGAGTTCTCCAGCGTGGCAATCTTTTTGCGGAGTTCTTTCACTTCTGGAGAACCACGCGAGTCATTAGATGCCTTCTTGTCTTGTCCCTCCTCGCCAGCTGTCAAGTCTTCAAGCCGCTTTTTATGTTCATCTAATCGTGATGTAACAGCTGCGTTGTACGCCATAACTTCGCTTACTACGTTTAGCTCGCTGACAGGAATATTGGCTGTCTGTAAGCAGAACTTCCCTATTTTCTCAACATCTTCTGCTAGGTAGATTGTAGGGCCATCTGTGAGAGTGTGTGCATCGTGCGTTGCTATTTTGACCCCAGCATTTGGACCCAAACGAGGTTCACGCCCTTTCTGCAACTCAGTAGTGATCTCTGGCCACATCTCGTCATCTAGATTGGAGAGCAAGTTGAGGTAGTTCGTCTTTAACTTCAGCATGTCCACCGCATCCATGTCTGGAAAGGCTACATCGATCGCATATCTTTCGTCGGCGATCGAGTCCGGGAACATCTCGTTAACAACTTCTATGAACCTGATAGCCTCTCCCAAATCGATGTATCTCAAGAGTGTCTTGTGATGCAGGCAATACTCAGCACACTGCGCAGCTCTCATGTAATTGTCCTTATAGAGAGTGTGAGGTGCGGCTACACAGCCTTCTCGGTCTAGCATAGGGATAGTTTTCTTACAGTCATGACTAACAATAGATGTTATTTCTGCACCTATAAACTTCGATCTGAAGTCCATGATGGTCGGTGTCATTTCTTCGCGCTGAGGCAACGTAGCAGAAGACAGGACCATCTTTGGAATCTTGTTGAGGTTCCAATTCCTTTGGATGTCTTCGTGACAATCATGCTCCTGATAGTCAAGAGTGATAGTAGGTTCGTCCCAGTAGGTCACCATATTATTCGCACTATTGAATGCAAGCATATAATTCATTGCCGGAATGTATGACTTCACATCGCAGATCATGAGCTCGACTTTGACTCCATTGGTGTTGTCTACCCTGAATATGCCTCCGGTTCGTCGGTTCTTCACATAGTCTGCAGCTGCAGCATAGTGTAACCTAATGTCCTCAGCGTCTCCACATCCAAACCCAAACGCAACCTTTCTGCCTGCGCTGATAGCTGCTTTAGCGAGCGCTAGGCCTACATGGCGCGCAGCGCAGACGAATATTACGCGGTTCCCTTGCAAGAGACCAAGCGGTGACATCGTTTTGCCTGTGCCTGTAGGAGCGATGTATAATACAAGTTGAGGTGTTGTGGCGTTTTTGATAGTTGTAAATAGTTGTTTTTGATGGTCGTATAGTTCTTCGTCGGCGTACTTCAGGATATATGGGTTTTTCTCGATAAGCTCCTGACCATTGTATACAAGCCCACGGTTGTTGAGTTCTTGTCTAAGGTCATTTACTACCGTCTTGAGCTTGGAGCTAAACAACCGGTTGATTCCTGACACTGAGTAGCCAACCAACGTATTGAGTGTGTAGCATCCAATAGGCCATGCATGATTGTTCTTTTCGCGTGCTTTCAACGTGTCTTTGAGAACGCCGAGAAGGATAAACTCGAATAGGCTTCCCTTCATTTTCTCAAGCTGACTGTCTGTGTTACTGAACCTGATAAGATCCCTCTTTCTTATCGTCTTTTCATCTGCCTTCTCGTTCAGACCGGGGATCGGATTTTTCTTGGAGTAAAGGAGGACCTTGTTGAGATCCGCCTGCAGGTACTTGACGAACACATAATGATCTACCTCGTCTCTGTCATCTACCTTGAGATGCTGAAGTATGGTCAACGTCTGATTTCTCTTCATGGTAACGTCGCTATAGGCATCCTGTATAAGCCTGATAATACGCATTTCATCATCGGGGAGAGGCTTTTCGATGCTCTCCCATTCATCTTTTGTGAGTTTTCTCTGTTGCAAGTCCATTTTGCTCTTGGTTTGTATGTTGAGTACTTTTCAAAGTAATTTCTATTTCATTTTTGTAGAAAAACCATACACATCATTGTTCAATCTGGAAAATTGAACTCGTTAAGAAACTAGATATATTGATCATCTAATACAATAATGACAGACCCTATTCTATGCACTATCCAAGGGAATATAGGAGCCGGCAAATCCTGTTTGGTGCGTCAACTGAAGCTTTCGCTTGAAGCAGTAGGGAAGAAGGTATGCTTCCTGCAAGAACCTGTCGACTCAATTTGGAGTACGATTAAAGACGAGAGTGGCGAGCCAATACTATCGCTTTACTACAAAGACCAAGAGAAATACGCATTCTCGTTTCAGATGATGGCCTACATATCACGTCTGTCAATACTCAAAAAGGCGTTGTCTCAAGATTATGATATCATAATCGCTGAGCGTAGTCTTTCAACAGACCGTCATGTATTTGCACAGATGCTGAGGGATGAAAACAAGATCAAACACGTAGAACACGAAATATACTTGCGGTGGTTTGATGAGTTCCAGAACGATTTCCCCGATGAGAAGGTAGTATATCTCAAGACTACACCAGAGACAGCCAGTGCACGTGTTACCAAGAGGGCACGGGAAGGCGAAAGTATTCCTCTTGAATACCTCGCAAATTGTCACCAATATCACGAGAACTGGTTGGCGAAGAAAGATGACGTACTCGTGCTTGATGGTAATGTCGATATCGATGTTGACCCATCATACTCTACAAAAAGGATTGCTGATGTCGCGGATTTCATATCGCGAGGTTGAAAAATAAATACCAGCAAAAATTGAAGCAATTTCAGTTCTTTTCTCTCTAGCATCACAACAAATACGATGTCTCTAGCTAAAAGACGCCAACTAAAGATTAAACCTTTGGTAGATGCTATGATGGGTAAGAAAAGTGCGCCGGTTCACCCGGTAGACAAAATTGTCCTGATGTTTGACGGTGGTTCACGCGGTAATCCAGGACCAAGTGGGGCGGGATACGCCATCTACAAGAACGGCGAAGAGACTATCGCGGGATACGAGCCACTCGGTATGGCGACGAATAACTACGCGGAATACGTCGCACTAAAGATCGGTCTAATGTCTGCGTTAAAACAAGGTTATATGGATATAACTGTTCAGGGTGACTCCCTCCTGGTTATAAACCAGTGTAGAGGTGACTGGGCAGTGAAATCCGATAGTATCAGAGCGGTAAACAAGGATGTTATGTCATTGATCGCACGTTTCGAAGTGGTGCGTTTGAACCACATCCCTCGGACCGAGAACAAGCGTGCCGACGAGCTAGCGAATCAGGCTATGGACGTCCAGGATTCAATATTCAAAGGAGAGGCTAATAAGTCAAAAGCAGTCTAGAAGACGCCCGATCCCCTTTGTACTTCAGTATGTCTATTTCTTTCGTGGTGGTTGGGAACTCATCACTACCATAGACTTCTTGTAGCAGTAACCATTCAAGCATTCCACCGGGATAAACAGCAACGTTGTTGAAACCTAGGCTAACCAGTTGGTTGTATTTCTTTACAATAGTATCATCGCATGCGTTCTTGCCGTACACGACTACTCTCGCCGATCTGTTTTTATTAAGGAGAGCCTCCAATCTTCGTGTCTCCTCGCTCGCCGTCAGCGACCCTCTAATAAGACAGCTTTGCAAATCGAAACTGAGTGTGTTTATTATGGTAACGTCCGTATGCGACATTATTTCCTTGACGTCTTCAAAATTGATCTTTATGACGGACTGTGCACTACCCATAGTTAGCATTTAACCATATTGTTTAAGCGCTAACTGAACTCAGTCGAACTTAACAACAATTTCGACGTCTTCTTTCAGAATACTCTTGGATGCGCAGACAGACAGCTCTTCTCGGCGCTTTCTTGTTTTAGGCTTGCTGGCAGCAGTCTTTCTACGTGATGTACTGTTCCTTTTGGCCATATCGTTTTCTATTGCCTCTTTGTTGTCAGCAATATAATCGATAACCCCGTTTTCAAGGGCCCACTTAAAGAAGTTGAGCTGCCCTATAGTAGTTTCTATGTGTGACCCGTTTTTGTATGGTACACTTATGCGGTCCCATCTGCAGAATGGATCGAACCGTTTTTTCGAGTACGCCCGCAACTTCAGCTTATAGTCGTTGTATACCTTGAATCGCGCTGAATCTACGTCATATACTGTGAACATTGCCTTTGCATAATTGGTAGCGAACCAATCAACGATACGTAAAGAAATGTCTGACTCTCCACTGATTATAGACAGCATTTTATCGAGATTATCGCCCATCTTATAGAATCTAAGCAAGTTGTTAAGTAACAAGGAGTTTTGTGTGGTTGTTACAGTAGCCATAATGTTATTTTTCAATGCTTAGCGTTTAAATGCTAACGTGCAATTAGTCTTTTTTTGCGTCATGCGACGACTTCGGTCGAAGGAATGCTTCCTGGACGTCCAAATCAATAGCGTAAGTGTTCTGGGCAAAAAAGGGATTTTGCCCTACCTGTCCCACTTGATCTCTATCGTTCAATTTCTCGTTCGCTGTTTCTCGTCTATTACTACTTTGTAGCGCGTCTGATTGCATAAGTGAAATGTCTGTCATCGTAAGCTGACCGCCCAGCCCCTGCGACTCACTAGCTCTGACGCCGTCATGTTCTTCTAGTGCGACGTTCACTGGATCTTCCTGTTGCTGTGAAGGTATAGTTTCTCTCTTTGGGCTTTTCTCTGGACGCTCACCGTATCTCCATATTACCTCTTCCATTAGTGCCATACAGTGCTAATTTGTTTCTCCAATTCCTACTCATTCCTTCTTAATTACGACCATTCGCTTTGTGAACTCAAACTTATCGAAATCTGTTACCCTTCGTTTCAAATTGCAAGAGAGACAAGATACAACAGTGTTTGAGTTGCTATGAGGCAGATCATTATCGATTCTATCTAAAGTCCATTGGAATGGATCTCTTACCTCACGATACATGATTCTTGTCTGTACGTCACAGTAATGGCATTTCATATGTGCTTCCCCTAGTTTCGTTATCACTTCGAAGAGAGAAATTAAACCATCTTTTGTATGAATATCTTTTTTGATGTCTTGTTGCTTATACCCATTTATTTTTCTCTCCAAGCAGATTACTGCATCCGCATAGTATGGCATATCACTTCTGGCCCGGCACAAGGCTTCGAGCAAGTTGAGCTCCTCCGCTTCGGATAGATCATCATCTATCGCATCAGATCTTATACGTCTGCTTTTCGATTTATTCAATGACTCAATGTTGTGCTTGCCTTGGATAATAACTTTCTTATTGCTCATATTGACAATAGAGAGAAACGATATACGTATTAAGCGTAGTTAATGTTTTGGAAACGAACATAAATAGAACCTGATGAAAAAGGGGTTAAACTCTTTTTGATTAAATAATATATCAGAATGAGCACAACAACACCGAAAACAGATGAAGACCATACGTGCCACGACTTACAGAACATCCGTTATAAGACTATGATGTTGTCAGGTAAGAGCAAGAAGATAGCTCCGAAGTGCGGCAGTGACTCGACTGATGAGATAGACAAAATGCTAGAGGCTGAAAGGAAAGCTACCAGGAACGTCACATGGTCTAGACTAGATAGATCTAGTCGTGTCGTAAAACTCAGGCAGTACGCTGATAAAGTTGGAAAAGAAAAAGACATGACCAGGAAAGAAATTATTTCTCTACAGGAATACTTGGTCACGTCTATGCAGCGCAAGAAACGGTTGATACGCTCGAAGGAGGTGCGATACAATAAAGAGACTCAAGAAATCGAGTCGATTCCTAGTCTACATTATGTAAATGAATCGCGCAAGTTCACCCTTAAGAGGGCAGAGAGACGACAA